GGAGGCAAGGGTGAGGATATTGACGGTAAGTTAGTGGACTTTGATGATTTTGAAATAGAACTCATGCAGGCGAAAGATCGGACTGGCGGTACGGGATCGGCCCTGTTCAACTTCAACCGCCCTACCGGGATATTCACTGAGATAAACACACCGCCGATTGGCGACGAAAACGAGAGGATGATAACATGACATTTACAAACATCAAAGCCAAAGTTAATACCAAGGGCAAAAAGCAGGTGCCTCTACTTGGTCCGCTGTTATTCGATGTTCGCGACTGGGGCGACGGCAAGGACAAAGATGCCATGCTGTCAATCGAGACAGCGGTGCTGCAGGCATATTTTGAGGCCATTGATGATCTGAAAGAACGTCTGGGGTTCACCACGTCACGCGAGGATGATAACGTGACAAACGACGAAATCAACGCAACGCCGACATCGAATCTAACGGACTGCCTGATTGAGCGTATGACCAGTATGATTCACAGTCATCGCATCGACGGCGTACAGCTTGCCGATGTACTCTCGCCACACGACGACGATACGATCACCATCGGACTCAAAAGAACGGAGGATTTGCTGGATGCAATTCTTGGTATGATTGAGTCACACCGGGTACACATCGACAAGGCCAACATGCACGATGAGCTTGTGACGGCGTTGGGAAAGTCGAACGAATCGCTGAGGGCGTGGATGGAAAGCGTCAGGGATGGAGATATCAACCCGCCAGATGATCCGGGTAAGGACGACTGGGACCAGCTTGAATCTCTTGAGAGGACACACGCCCGTGCGAAAGGAGCAACCGATGATAACGATTCAGGCTAAAATCGAAGATGAACACGTGCTAAAAGCATTGAAATTCTGTGGGGTTTACAAATCTCAAGAGAGGGCGACTGGGGGATATACCCACCATTGGATAGCGGTATGGGGGGACCATCGCCTTTATGCCGAGGACGAGGCAGGAGCATGGAATCATTTCGACAATCTCAAACGGGATTTCCCGGATAAATAAAAGGAGCAACCGATGATAATTAACCGATTCGACATGACAGACAACATGCACTTTCATTTTTACCATTACGACGATCCGCTTTACCGGAGGTCGATGTCGTTCGCGTGTTGTGAACTGGCGATTGCCACTAAACATCTTGGGCGCAAGATCGCAAAAGTCATAGTGCCGCCGATAAACAAACTTTTAAAACTGACACCGTCCCAGGTTCAGGCGCATGTGCAGTGAACTCATGGCACAGGAGGGGCATTACTGATGAGTGAAAAACTGCCATTCAAGCTTATGGAGGACAGAATCGACACGTCGGAAGTTGATTGGATGTGTTTTAGCTGCACGTTTATATACAGCTACGGGAACGAATCGTGCCCTAATTGCGGGAGCAAGGACAGGGTTCCGATTGACGGCAGATGCAGAAAAGAAAGGGAGGGCTTTATTAATGACACCACTTGAAATCGAAGCCGCGATGGTAGCTGAATATCTCGCCACTCTGAAAGAACTCATCTGCAAACACGGTGCGGGTAAGGCATCGCTGATGTTGAGGCTGGAGCAGTTGGAACAGGAAGCCGCCGTCACATACGACAGGCTGCTTAAACAGGACAGCGAGAAAATGGCGAGAATGAATTGATGTGCCAGCACGGGACACATAAGCGGGTAGAAATCTGCGGTGAGTTCATCGACATCGATGCCTGCATAGCGGACCAGGTTCAGGTTATCGCTTCACGGGGCATCAGGACGATCCAGTGCTGTTGCGGTCACGGCTCATCTGGTACGGCGATACTCCAGATCAGAGATGGGCAGGAAGCTTTGATAAAACGGCACGGATACAGATTGGACAGGACGGATGGACCATTCATCTGGCTAACGACACGGCACGATCCCGACGAACTTTACTGAGGAGATGGAGCGATGAAGAATATTTTCGAGATACATCATCACCGCATATTGCACCCGGTTTATTCGGCTTATTTTATGGGGCAATTCTTAGCATGTGCAGAGACAGAGAATGCGCTTGCCAAAAGGATACTGGACATGGGGGACGATGGAATATTAATTCCACGAATTTCATGCTCTGTGCCAACCGGGAAACCATTATTGGCAATCTGTCGGATATCATCAGAGGAATACATGGAGGATTGGAAGTCCCATAGCGCAAATCCAATGCCGCATGTAGACTGGTACAAGGTTAGCCGAATCGGATTGGACGATTTTACGATTCCAGATTACGGATCGGGGGATTATGAATATATTATTACGCATGGCACTACTAATTCCAAAACCGTTATCAAATACCACGCATCGAGCATTTTCGAGATTGTAAAATGCGGTGTTGCCGATTACATGGAACGGCAGAAAGATATGCTATAATAGTCCAATAAATCTTAAGGAGACAACAATGAAATATCTACTCGTAGCAGTACTCGCACTGGTTTTGACATTCGCATCGGCATGTTTCAGCACCGTACCGACGGAACCGGAGCCTGTAGATGCGGAGATGAATACCGCTCTCGACATGATCCCTGACCTGCCGTATGATCTCGATTGCGGTAAGACGATGCGGGACTATTTCAACGTCACATTCTTTGACTCGGAGCGCACAGCCCAGGCAGAATTTGAATGGGGCACTGACATGACCCCGGATGAGGTTCGACAATACTTCGCGGTCAAGATCAGCCTCGAAAGTTTTAAACCATATGAATGCCTTGTGTACCCGTACTTTCTCGCAGCCATGCACTCACCCACGTTCACCGACGATTCAATCATGATGCTTGTAATGTGGATTGAGATGGGCGGGGAAGATGTACCGAACGGACCTCCGCCGGAGATGGATTGCTGATGTGATATAATCAAACGGGGGGCGGTCCTCTCACAACTACCTCCAACCGAAAGCACTGCACTGTTCACCCTCGCAATATACCGTCCCCCTTATTTCGTCCTCCTCTCTTTACGCCCCCGGTGACCCGAGCCGGGGGTTTTATGGTACAATCCGGGCAGGAGCGAATATGAAGATCGCGACTAAGAAATTATCAGAGCTGAAACCGGCTCAATATAATCCCCGTCAAATCTCAGACACCGCAATGGCAGGACTCCGGGCGAGTATCGAGCGATTCGGACTCGTGGAGCCCATCGTGTGGAATAAGCAGACTGGGCATATCGTAGGCGGACACCAACGCCTGAAGGTCCTGGAAGAGCAGGGCGTTAAAAAAACCGAGGTAGTCGTAATCGATATCGCGGAATCAGAGGAACGTGCCCTTAACGTGACGCTGAATAATCCCGGTATCACTGGTGAGTTCACGCCTGACCTACAGGCAATACTTGGTGATATCAAGCTGGACATCGGCGAGGATGATTTCTGTGACCTGCGTCTCGACGATTTGCTCGATCCAGTGCTGAAGGAAGGCAAGACTGATCCCGACGACATCCCTGAAGTAACAGAGCCGACAGTCAAGCCCGGTCAGATATGGAAGCTAGGCATGCACCGGGTTATGTGTGGTGACTCGACCGACGCGGGAGCTGTGGCGTTGCTTATGGACGGGATGAAGGCTGATATGGTTTTCACTGATCCGCCATATGGTATCGATTATATTCCGAATTATTCAACATCGAACCGCCCTTATAAGAATTCTGCTATTAAAGGGGATGACAAAGTTGACATATCATGGATTGAGCTATTCGAGGCACCGCGAAGATATGTTTGCACACGCTGGGATGTATATCCACACTGGCTGACTGCCCTAAGTAATGTTAAAAATTTAATTGTCTGGGATAAAGGTCAAGGTGCGGCGGGCAATGTAAAATCATATGCGCCAAGACACGAATTTATAATCTTTACGGCAAGTGATTCAGGGGAAACGCATCGAGACAAAAGGCAGGATAACCTCTGGTTGGTTCCCGGATTCGCGCAATTCACAGCAAGAACAAAAGAGGATACATGGGGTGTTCATCCAACGCAGAAGCCGGTTCAGTTAGTCGAGAATGCGATATTAGATAGCTCGCATGCAGGAGAAGTCGTCGTGGACCCATTCCTCGGTTCCGGCTCAACCCTGATAGCCTGCGAACGCACCGACCGCGCATGTTATGGAATGGAAATAGATCCCCACTACTGCGATGTGATAATCAAACGCTGGGAGGATTATACCGGCTACAAGGCCGCACTTGTGGTACAATAAACCCGATGGCAGGTAAACCAAAATATGACTGGGACAAGATCGAGGCACTCTTTGTAACGGGCGACATGTCGATGAATGATCTCGCGGCATCTGAGGGCGTACCCGTAACAACACTATATACAAACGCATCCGACAGAAACTGGACTAAGAAACGACAGGAATACAGGGACTCTCTCAGAGAAGAGCAAATCGAGATCGCCCGGAAGGATGCCATCGATGATAAGTCGAAGTTCGATACTATGACTGATCGGGCTTGCAACGTGGCGTCGGCAATGGTGGCAAAGAAATTAACCGACGCTCATAACGACCCTAAGAACAAATCGATTACCAGTGGCGAGCTCAAGACGATGATGGATACGGTCCGCACGACCCAGGAAATCAAATACCGCCGTCACGATATCCCGGCTCCTAAGCAGCCCATTGAACTCGAAAGCAAAGATTCATTCATGCGATACCAGGAAATGCTCGCTATGGAGACAGCCAAGCTCAGGGAGCGCGGTAACGGCAACGGTGCCGACGATGAACCGGAGAAGGAAGAGGGCACATACGTCCCGGTGAAGCTGGAACTGCCAGTACAGAATTAGACCATCTACCCATTTCGGGATTGTTTTAGAATGCCTGGTCACGGAGGACCGGGTGTTTTTTTTGTCGATAGCATATAAAACCGCTTGACAGTAAGTACAAAGGGGTTTATACTGCCCGTGTGGGCTAAGACCGAACATACAGGAGGACGTTATGGACAAACTACCAGACGTAATCACAATGGGCAAGAAGTACAAACCCGCAATGGAGATCACCGAGCAGGCCGCAGCCGACGAATACTTTGAGATTCTTGTCGAGCACAGCATGCGGGTATCTGAGAATTCCCGCGAGGAAGCAGAGAGCGTCGAACGACAAAATCTTGGATACGTCGCCGGGTTTTACAATCAGGAAACGATGGATCGCGTTAACCGTTTATTCAGGACAACGCACCCAATATTCGGCGAGACTGCGCCACGCGGCGGTGGCATATTGTCACGATAGGAGGACGTTGATGTCACACGACAAACCGCCACTAGAAAACAAACATCTCAAATCGAGCCCAGGTGATGGCTGGGAATTCTGTACCAACACCGACCGCATGAGCCGCGGCCTATGCTGGGCACGTGAAGAGTACGGTGATGACTACCGCTACAAGGTGGTCGGCAAGGCTTACGACGATGGCGGGAACCTGATGAAGGGTCGCGTGTCGATCTGGAGAAAGAAAAAGTAAAGGGAGGATGCGATGAATATTTATCTGATATCGCAGGGAGTAAATGACGATTATGACACCTATGATTCAGCCGTGGTGATTGCCGCAACGCTTGACGATGCGCAATTAATGCATCCAGAAGGTGCCCAATGGCGTGATGGTAGATGGAGTAGGGGCGGAAATACCTGGGCACCGCCTGAAAAAGTGGCTGCTCAGATGATTGGAACTGCTGGCCCGAATGACACGCCAAACGTTATATGCGCCAGTTTTAATGCAGGGTGACATCGTGAAAGATAAAATCAAATCAGCCAGGATCAAAGCCGGGTGGACGCAACAGAAACTTGCTGACGAGGCCGGTACGACCAAGCAGACCGTGAGCAACATCGAGACGGGCAGGTTCTCGCCAACGATGACGACGATAAAGAAGATCGGCAAGGCTCTCGATATGGACTGGCGCGATTTGGTATAATCACATAAGGAGAATATCATGACCAATGACCAGAATAATCAGGGACGAATGCCGGGCGGTACAGGACAGGGGCCGGATGGTATTTGCACATGTCCGGTATGCGGGAATATTGAGTCGCACGTAACGGGGCAGCCATGTAATCAGAGAAAATGCCCTGCATGTGGCGCGACGATGACCAGGTAAAGGGAGCGTGAGAGATGAAATATTTAATTCCAAGTGGCTACACAGTATCATTTGCTGCTGGCGGCATGGTCTATCATATCTGGATTCTTTACGGGCGAGCACCCGTAACATGGCTCATGGCTATTGGCGTAATCACAATCATGTTTCTGATTGCAAGTACTTGTGACCGTTACAGGAAAGGAGCGTGAGTGATGAACGATAAGAAAAAAATATCACCCACGCCTTGGGAGATCGTGTTTGACAATGCAGCCGAAGAATACAGACTGAAAGATGCTGATGGAAACTATATCGATGCCGGCTGTACAATAACACTAGCATGGGAGCAGATAGTTAACGCCGTCAACTCCCCTGATGGTTTTAAAGACGAAATTAGGAAAGCCAACCGCGAATACAAGGAAGAAAACACAAACCTCGAAACTGAAGTTAGGAATGCCTACGATATTATCGAGGGGCTTATCTCGGTAATTGATGAAACAATTGAGACGTTAAAGGGGAGGCATCCTGCTGATGTCACGGCAAGAGAGGCGGCACTAAACTATCTTGAAGCCCGTTATTACCGAGTCGATGAGGCGAATGAAATCATCAAACCAAAGGACGAATCATGAAACAACACAGACCCGATAACATTGCCACCTGCCCCAAATGCGGGAAGCTTCACAGAGTCAAGCGCAACAGGACGGGCACGGTTCGCTGCATGTGCAAGGCGATATTCAGGATTTGGAAGGGGCGACGGTATGAGTGAACCATTGATATTTAAAAAAGCCATGTTGATTATCGGCGACACCGCTATTCCAGTAACCGATGTCGTGATTACATTATACGAGCCAGCCTGGTACGTGCTGGATTTCGACGATATTCACATGGGGATGATCTTTGATGATTTGGGTGCAAGCCATGACTGAACAGGACTAGAGCGATTACAAGCGATGGAGGGCGATCTACGGGGAGCCTGAACAGGTGCATTTTTTTGGAAGCTATAAGATTGCGACATTCCCCAACGGAGCCAGGTTCAAGATGTATTGGGCATTGGGCACGTTTTGCCGTGGGCGAATTATGGGAGTGTTCCCTGATGGCAGGATTAATTATCAGCCATACGAGTATGGGTTTGATGATTTGGAACTATGCGATGCTTGCCTTGAGAAACTTAAAAAGTACGGCGACGACTTTTCGATACGCACTGTGGAGAAGATTTCTCAAGGAGCGGGAGGGGGAGTAGGATGCAGTGGTGGCATATAATCATAATCTGCCTGTTTTTCGGCATAGTGCTATATTATCTCTGTCGCGCCCACGAATACAACATCGGTGCAAGAGGATGGTGGACAGATGACTAAATCAGATTGGTCCCACTATCGGCTATGGCACGGGATTTACGGGGAGCCGGAACTAAGCGATGTCCCTGATATTTTCTGGCACATTCATTGGCGCGCGGGACTAGCCTTGTTAATACACGGAATAAACAAAAGTTATTATGTCGGTTCATATCCAGGTGAAGCAATATACATGGGCTTCGTCATTGATGATGGACCATTCGAGCCCTTGTGGAGAATATTTGATATGACGGAGAACACAGTCACGTGGAGGGCAGCTAATGGACAATGAACCGATCCCCGACGATATCATGCACCTGATAGACGAGATCGGGCACACGTCGGAAGCCGTGGTCATCCTTGAGGCCGTGGTCGAGTATGCACTACTCGTTGATCTGGCCACTGATGAACTCAACTGGAAGCTGTTCAACATCATGAACGAGATGGATGATCTCAGTCCGGGCTTACAGGACTGGCTCGATCAGCGGAAGGAATTACTGGACGATGGAGGACAGGATGAAACCGATACCGATTAACGTTGTGAACTGGGCAGACCTATTTGAACATCTACCTGAGATAACAGACGAGATGATTCATGACTGGGCTTTTTTCCGGGCATTCATGTGGCTGATAAGTGAAAAGGGACATTATTTAAAACCCGGAGAAAAGCCAGATTATCCATGACCTGTGACAACTGCAATGCGCCGATCAAACACAGTCAGGCTACCGGGCTGGGTGACGGCTACTGGATGGTGTACGACAAGGAAACAGATAAGTGGCGACGGCTCTGCCAGGTCTGCTACGAGGAGCGTAAAGGATGAACGAAGATATCAAGAATCTACTAGCTGATTGCTTTGACGAAAACGGCAAATTGAAACCTGATAGGGAGCGTGAGGCGTGATGGAAGAACAGATTGACTCCAATAAGGGTGTTCACTTATTCAAAAAACAACGAGAAGTCATCTGGTGTATCGATCTTGCGGCGCGACTGTCGGCGCATTTACCTGAGCACTATTCAGTAGCGGTCGAGATGGAAAACGATGACGGCGTAAACGTTTGGATGATTCACATTCATTTTAGCCCACCAGAAGTCGGCGGTCGGTACGAGCTCAGGGTATTGGATTTCTATGCCGGACGCGATGAAGCGGATATTGTCGAGGCAGTTACACAGGAAATTGATAAGTTCAAATCCCTGATGACCCAATACGGAAAGGAGCGTAAGATATGACTGACAAAGAAGCGAGAGGCAAGAAGGCGAGAGAAATTCTAGTAGCGCATCTAAGGAAAATCGCTGACGGAATCGAGAGCGAAAGCATGGAGCTAGAAGCATGGGCAATCAGCGATGATTGCATTTTCAATACGCCGATGCTGGGAATGCCTACGCCGACTGATAGACGAAAGCTGGAAATCACAGTATCTGTGAAATATTAACGCAGCGAATTTCCGTGCTATAATTAATCCATGACCGCCATCCAACAGGCACAAGATCACTACGGGCTAATCGAACCGTGGCGTCTCGCGATCTGGAATACTATCGGATTCAAGATGCATCCGGGGCAGGCTCGCGGACTGAAATCATTCCTTGAGCATGACTTCACCTGGATTTGCGCCGGCGGTCGTGGCGGAAAGTCATCACTCATCGCGGCAATTATATACTCTGAATTCGTTCGCACACCCGACACTGTAGCAGAGGGTGAACGCTGGCCCAAACAAATCCTCATCCTTGCACCCCAGTACAAGCAGGCGCGAATCATCTTCGGGATGGTCTACCGCCTCGTAAAGAAATTCGGCATCCCCTTGAAAACGGATCGATTCAGTGAGCAGGCGATGGAACTCGAATCAACATGGGGCGCACTCCTGATGTGCATGACCGGACGTAACAAGGATGCATGGGCTGGATTCAACTGGGATTTTGTCGTTGTCGATGAGGCTCCGATATTCCGCGATGGGAAAGCTTTCGAAGAGATAATATTCCCGACGCTGTTAGATGAGCAGGGTAAATTCCTCGCAATCGGCACACCGGATTACCCCGGTTCGTTCTCCCATACCTGGATGCTGGACGGGCTCGATCCCGCCGTGGAGGACTGGGGCTTTGCTCACTGGACAACAATTGATAATTGGTTCATACCCCATGCAGAGGAGTGGATCGATAAGCGACGGCGCACGACCCCCGATGATATTATTCGACGGCGTTACTTTGCCGAATACGTGAGCCGTTCCGGTCTGGTCTATCCTGAGTACCTGCAATGCGTCCACGACTTCACAGCCCCCACCAGTGGACGTTATAACCGCGCCATTGACTTCGGGTTCATTAATCCGTTCGCGTGCCTTGTCGTGCCCCGTGTGAGCGATGAGTTCTACGTCGTGGATGAAATATTTGAAACGCAGATGAATAAGAGCGAACTCGCGCCGATGCTTAGAGCCCAGGATCATGAGCACCCGTTTAAGAGGTCCAGCTTCAATGTGTGCGACCCTGCCGATCCCGAAGGAATTGATTACTTCGGCAAATGGATAGACCCCAAGGGAGGCCGTATCAAGGGCGTGTGGGTCCGTGATTATTCCAAGGGCGGTATCATGGACCGGATAGATTTCGTGCGCCGTATGATGACCTCAGGGCTCGTACACATACACCCACGGTGCAGAGAGCTTGTACGTGAGTACTCAGTTTATGCATACCCTGAAAAGAAGGTCGCTAAGAATATTTCAGAGAAGCCGGTCGATTCCGATAACCACGGCATCAAGGGATTCGAGTATTTGACAGAGTATTTATTTAGTGGTACATTCGATTTGAATATGGATTCGATTCAAGCTGGCGGGAAACGTAAGAGTGCGCGGATATTAAAGGGTTATAATGGCTAAAGCCAAGTCTGAAAAAAAGAAATCGATGCCCTCCCTTGAAGCCGCAAAGCTACTCGCGGCACAGCCCCCGAAATCTTTAAAAAGGCAGATCAGGAACCTGCTCGGAGTACTATCATCGCCTGAGAAAGCGCACGATGTCTGGGCAGCCCTGCTTTCATACCTTCCCAATCCTGATAAAATCCTTGAAACTGCTGGAGCGGATGAAAACGTTCGCTTCTATGACAGCATGGTCGATAGTGACAGCCATCTTGCCGGGTTAATCAACACCCGCATGGATGCCGTCACTGGTTTGGACTGGGAGATCATACCCGCCAGTGAAGAGGACAAGGATGTCGAGATTGCCGATTTTGTCCGGGATCAGTTCCTGAACATCTTTGAATTCGAGAACGATCTCGAAGAACTCATGGGCGCGGTCCGTACCGGGTACTCGGTATCTGAAATCGTATGGGAGCGGCAGGACTCAAAGATCGGCGTCGTTGCTTTATTATCACGCAGACCTGAAAGATTCAGGTTCGATAACGATTACCAGCTTAGATTAAGGACGAAAGACAACTGGCATATCGGCGAACCAGTCCCGCCGAATAAATTTATTGTTCACAGAAACAGGATGCGCTACGAAGGCCCGTATGGTGTCAGTGCGTGTCGTGCCGCTTACTGGGCATGGCGATTCAAACATGAGGGCTTCCAGTGGTGGATCGTGGCTGCTGAAAGGAACGCGGTGCCTACACCTGTCGGGGCGTATCCTGCAGGATGGGATGCGGACCAGCAAAACGATTTCATGAACCGGCTCGTGGGTTTCCAGAACGATAACGCGATCATTTACGAGATTGGCGCGGAAATAAACATGATCGCGACGAAAACGGACCCGCAACTGAATGAAAAACTACGAGATGCCTGCAATGAAGAAATGGCATGGGCTATCATCGGTTCGACTCATGCGACGGGCACCGGGGCAAAAGGCGGCGGATCATACGCGCTTGCCCGTGAGCATGGCACTGTCCGCCAGGATATTCTGGAACGCGACTCGAAGCGTTTGATGTCCACGATCAACAACCAACTCGTAACGCCGCTGGTCCTATTTAATTACTTCGAGCCCGAGAATGGCTATCCACGGTTCAGATTGATGTGCGAACCCCCGGCTGATCGTAAATTAGAGACTGAAATCACTGAGAAAGCGGTCAAGATGGGCATCGAAGTGGATGAGCGTATTGCTACAGAGAAGATGGGAATCAAGGTTGCAGAGGATGGCGCGAAAGCAATTGAGGGTCCTACTACCGGATTTGGTAATGATGAATTTCCAGCAGGCGAACTCAGCGAAAAGAAATCTTATCCCGTCACTATCGAACTAGCGTCGGCGGCGGAGAAGGAAGGGAATCGAAACGTCAAGATAATGGACAAGCTGGGCGATGCGGCAGTTGAATACGGCACACCTGCGATGGAGAAGACGGCGGATCAGTTCAAGGACTGGCTCAAAACGCAGGCAACGCTCGAATCCGCCCTGGGCAATCTGAACTATTTCAGTTTCAGCCCGGACCCACTAGCAAGTAATCTCACCGATATTAATTTCTGGAACCTGCTCTGGGGCTATCATGAAGTGTTCCGGGATAAGCGGATAACAAAGAATCTGTCACGGCAGACCAAGAACATATTCGGCCTGAAACGTACCGTTGAACTGCCAATACAGCTACAATCGGCGCAATATAAGCCGTTACGACCCGATGAGGCCATTAAATTATTCGAGAAACGGAAAGTGCTGGACAGGGAGCAGTTCGATCTATTACTGGACTATGCACGACAGGAATCATTCACTGCGGCAGGGATCACCCTTGACACGCTCGATAAAAAACTTAAACCTGCAATGATCGAGGCGTTGAGTGAGGGACAAACCCTGTCGCAATTTACAAAGGCGGTCGATGATATTCTGGTCACACCGGGACATATCGAGGTCGTATACCGCACAAACATGATCGCAGCGTACAATCAGGGGCATACTGACGCTTATTTCGACCCGTTAGTGGCCGATTCGATCCCCGCGATACAATTCATTGCCGTGATCGATGACAGGACCACGGATATTTGCGAGAGCCTTGACGGTCAGATATTCTTGAAGGGTGATGCTCTCGGAGCACAGCTTACGCCTCCGCTTCATTATCAGTGCAGGTCAACGACGGTCCCGGTGTTCAGTGATGAGTTCGCTAAGGTATCCGGTGACAAGGTGTTCGACCCGTCCGTGATGAGCCGATGGCCTGAGAAAGCACAGCCATTACCGGGATTCGGGTATTTCAGACCCGTCGTGAACAAAGTTTAAGGAGCGTACAGAATGACACACGTAGAAACACATGAATTTCTAAGCCAAACAAAGGATGAGCGAATTGCAGCGCTTGAGCAATTGCTTGTCAAAGAGCGGGCGATATCTGAATCCCTCAGGAAGCCATACGTCCCAAAATGGACGACAATCGAGCTAAGTGGTGGCAGCGCATATCAGTACATGATCGATGACCACTGCATCCGACTCAAGGGCAACTGGATTAATCCTGCGATGTGTACTTGGCTTGGCCAGAATGGAACTCGCCTAATTGAAGAGCATTGCGCACAGCTTGATAAGGAGCGTACAGAATGAACGATGAAGCACGTGCGGAAGAAGCAGTGCGTTTTGCAAAAGACAGTTCGCCGCATCTTGAATCGCTAAAAGAGCTTGCAGAAAAGGTCGGAGCCAGTATTGATACTCGCTCCAATCCAGTAACGAAGAAGCGGTACATTTTGATTAGCGGTGATGGAATCCCCTTCCTCGACGGCATCAGAATCGAGTTCACCTATGAAGCGTATCGTCTGATAAATGCCGCGCTTCAAGGTCAGGCATGGTATAACGAATTGACCGAAAAGATTCATACAGGATGCCAATTGAATAAAGTTTAATGAGCAATGAAGATTACAGAAAATTACAGCAGGCCCATGAAAAAATACTTATTGAAAACATGGATGCACTTGACAACCTCAATGTAAAGGTTGTATCTTCAAAGATAGAGCTGAGTGAGAAGTACGGCTGGCGATACGTTATCATTCTCCAGTCGGACGATTCTAAAAACTGATTCATGCCCGGTCCATTGCGGACGGCGCGAAAAGTCCCACGTGGCACTCTAACGAGTGTCTTTTTGCATTAGGGAGAAAAATATGGCTGAACACTGGATGGAAATACTACGACCCGGTGAATGGAATGGATACGATTTCACCGCCACTTATATCCGTGATCTGCAAGCCAGTTATGATCCTGCCGAAATTGAAGCTCCCATCGTTGTCGGACACCCGGACCCTTTCGGCGGCGAGCGACCCGCTTATGGATGGGTGCAGAAACTTGAAATCAGGAAGCAGGCCGGGGCTGAAACCGACGATGATATCAGTCTTTGGGCACTTACCGACCTCGGTGAAGAAGCAGAGGGCATGATCCGGGAGCGCAAGTTCCCAAAGCGATCCGTCGGCGTCCTGGACCGAAAAGGAATCCCATATTTAAGGCATGTCGCGTTACTCGGAGCATCGAACCCCGCAGTGTCGAGTCTCGAAAAAGTCGAGTTAAAGGATTCATTCACAGCCGATGACGGGATACTGGTCACGCTTGCATTCAGCGACAAAATGATCGAGCTGATATGGGAAAGTAAGGACAAGGAATACTGGTACAGGCGCAGGCCACCGACCAGATTTGAAAAAGAATCCTTCCGTAGCGTTGATATCAAGGGCATCAAGGGTGTCAGGGCCGTGATGGGAAAATTAAAGAGTCAATATGTACCGGAGGGCGGCAAAGCCGGATCGATGGTCATTCAGGCTCTCCGTTTTGATAAAAAGGAGTTCGACCTCGCCAAAGCTAAGGCGTGGGTCACATCTCACAAAAAGGAGTTATCTAACATGAGTGAAACAATCACTCTCGATTCGCAAGAAGAGCTAATCCAGCTCAAGGCGGAAAACGTGAAGCTTGCAGCTCGGAATACTAAGGCTGAAGAAGAAGCCAAAGAGCTGAAAGAAAAAGCGAAAGCAGCCGAGGCCGAACTTGAGATCATTCATCTGGCAAAACTTGAAGGCGAATATGAGCACGAACTCAACGCCCTGATCGAAGACGGCAACGGTGTCCCGGCGTATATCGAAGCCGGAGTCCATAAAGCACTTGTCGCTGTCGATGGGATCGAGGTCGAGCTCAAGGACGGCAAGAAGGAAAAGGCCAGTACTATCTTCCTCAACGTTCTGAAAGCGATGCCGAAGGTCATTGAGACGAGCGAGATCAGCAAGACCACCACGGATGTCACGCTCTCGGACGCTATCCCCAAGGATAAGAAATTCGGCAATGCAATGGCCGGATACGAGGCCGACGGCAAGAAGGTAGTCAATCTGAATGCTGTCGAATTGGCGAACAAGATCGAGAAGGAAGAAGGACTGTCGCCAAAGGACGCGGCTGCAAGGGCACTGACTCTCATTTCACAGGGAGGTAACTAACAATGGTCGATTACGAAAGCGACTACATGCGTGACAGAGGTCACAAATGCAAGAAATCCGGGCAGGGTATGGGGAAGGAATTTGTCGCGGGTGAAGCGATCACCCAGGGCACGTTCGTTCAGTTTTCCGGTGCCGACGATATCACTGTCGTAACCGGAGGCGCAGCCGGACCAATTATCGGAATCGCAATGGATACGGTAAATACTGGCGATACCATTGAAGTCCAGATGGATGGATTCCACTGGATCATCGTAGGAACCGCAGCCGATCTCGTACCCGGTGACTGGGTTATGTCCGATGCGAGTGGTATGGCAGTTGAGTACATATGTCCGGCTGCCGGTAATGAGACCACGCTTGGCGGATACATCCTCTCGACACCAACTGACGATGAAGATTGTGTCTGCATGAAAATCCAACTTGACCGGATATGTTCGGTTGCATAAGGAGGACCATTAAATGTCACCAAATTATTCAAGTGATTACATGCGTGACCGTGGTCATTCCTGTAAAAAGTCTGACCAGGGCATGGGTAAAGAGTTCGTTGCCGGAGTAGGTGGTGTCGTACAGGGAACATTTGTAATGTTTGCCGGTACTGATGACATCACCGTTATTGATTGCACACTCAACGGTCCCTTGATCGGCGTTGCAATGGACACGGTTGACGAAGGCGATACTGTCGAAGTTCAAATGGACGGCTATCACTGGATTCAGATCGGGTCCGTAGGTGATGGACTCGTTGCAGGCGACTGGGTTGTATCCTCCGCTGTTGGCGGACTGGCGGCCCCGTTTGTTTGCCCCGACGCTGGTTTTACAACAGTAATGGGCGGATACATCCTTTCTACTCCGGAAGAGAGCGAGGACTGTGTTTGCTTAAAGATTCAGCCAAAGGTGGCTTGCGAAATTCAGCGAGGATAAAGGCCAATGCGCCGATTTAAAATAATTTAAGGAGAAAACAACATGAGTTCAGGACAAAGCACCCCTGGAATCTATGAAGTCCATATCGATGCCGTAATGACCAACTTGATGGCACGATTAATGGATGGCGGCGATTACGTCGTCAATCAGGCGTGGCCGATCATAAAGGTGAAGAAAGAGCGTGATGCGTATTTCGTCGATAATGATCGTGGTCACCTGAATCCGAAAGGTCCGGACACTTTCCGGGCAGCGGGTATGGTCGCCCAGAACTTTGACTTTCATGTCGAGACTGATTATTACGAGTGTGTCGAACACGCTCTGAAACGTCCCGTACCGGATCGCGTCCGCGAGAACGCCGACGAACCGCTTAAGGGCGAACTGGATGCGGTTGAGAAGATGTGTCGGGCAGTCAGCCTGAAATTCGAGATGGAATTTCATGATTTCGCCTTCACCATCGGGAACTACCTCGCAAACAACATCATTGTCGCGACGGCACCGTGGAGCAACACCGCAACGTCAACACCGGAGCAGGATATCGATCTTGCTAAGGTCGCAATTCTGGAGTCGGCTGGCGTGGTCGCGAACACTATCATCATTCCTGAGAACATCTATCGGGACTTGAAAGTCCATCCGGATGTCGTCCAGTACATGGCCGGTTATTCCGCCGCCGAGAATCGGTTACAGACAGGTAATCTATTCCCGTACCTGTACGGCTTGAAGGTAATCGTCCCCGGTGTCATCTACGATGCCGCGAATCCGTGTCAGGACGCTGACATCCAGTTACTCTACGATGAGTGCGATGTTGTCGTGTTCTACAAGGAAGACAATCCCGGCGTGACTACCGCGACATGGGGCGGACAGTTCCGGCATATCCGAAACGGTGAGGGTCCTTGCCGTGTCAGGAAATGGCGTGATGATCCTGCCGAGGCCAACGTAGTCGAGGTTTCCGTGTTGAATCATCCCAAAGAGATCAACCAGGGAGCCGGAGCGATTGTCACAGGTCTTTGCACCACAGGAACCAGTTAAAAAAAGGAGCGTGTAGATAATGAGTACAATAGTAACTTATCAGGCTATTTATCGCATAGGCCCAGTCAAAGTCTCAAAGGGTCATGCTGGAATGCAGTCCCGGAAAGTTAACGAAACGTTCACTCTCAACATTGATGATCCGCTTGAGAGGGCGTTGCGTGACCGGCTACAGAAATTGGGCGCGATATTGCCGATCAATGAACCTGATCTTCCAATTGTTCAGGGGCAGGTGGATGAGCCTGCCCCTGTTGTCGTGGAAGTATCGGAGCCGCCAGAGTATTCCGAGCCTATTGAGGGCATAACTCCTGAGCATATTCCGGAATCCACTGAGACTGATTACGTCCCAGGTTCCGGGGTACAAACCAAGCCACTCGATGAACCCATCGATACCCTGATCGATATTCTCACGCCTGAAATCGTGGACACTTTGGAACGCTCCGGCGTTAAGACAATCCGCGATCTAGAACGGCGTGAGGACAATGCACTCAGGAATATTGGTGGAATCGGTGCCAAGCGTCTGAAAAACCTCCGCGAAGCTTACAATGAACGCAAAGTGGAGGAGATGAAGGCAGATGGCGCGGTATCTCACGATTAGAACGTGTCATACCGGATGTAAGCGGCGACCAAAGTATCTGCATCCGGAAGGTGTCGTTATCGAGATGCCACCGGATAATAACCGGGTCAAGACATGGCTTTCGCAGCGACGTATCAAGCAGGTTGCCGATGATACGCCGTTGACATCGCCGAAGGATTACAAGGCCAAGATGGTCGCATTGATGAGGCGAAAATGACCGTAAGGGATATCGATAATCGCTACACGACCATTGAGCGGCTTGCTCTGAGTCAGGGCGAACGCGATCTTGCTGATGCCTGCGATCAGACCGGGCAAAGCGAGATCGATGCCGAACTGGTCCAGCAGAAGTTACTCGATATCATCTATATGGCGTCCAGGACGGTCGATGGCTACCTTCTGAAGCATATGACCATCCCGATACCGGAGACCATCACAGCGTTGACCGTGGGTACTTCTATCACTATGACAAACGGGAGTCATGCCGTTGTCGGTGTCGGCACTTTGTTTTTGACTGAACTCACTGAAGGTGACGAGATTTATCTCGTTGATGACGAAAATTACTGGTTTGGGGTCGTCGATTCCATTACCGACGACCTCAACCTGGTTTTAAAGTATCAGTACAATGGTTTAACAGTTATTGCGACGATAGCCAACAAGCGACAGATCGTAGTGCCCGGATGGGTAGAATTACACGCCCGGAATTATGCCCTGTATGAAGTGTGGCGGTTACGTGGTCGGAAGGATGAGGATAATCCGTGGGCAGAGGACAGGGAGAATTCCCGACTGGCACTGGTAGATTTTCAAAGGTCAAAGCAGAAGTTCCTTGACGGCACGACTGTTCGCAAGAATAACCCCGTTCAAGGCGAAAAAGAGTATTCGGATCGGGTAATGACACAGACATCTTTGGGCGATTATACGAGTCCACCTTACTGATATGGCAGATACCGGACTGACATTAAAAGTTGACTTCAAGGACCGTGACGGGTTCCTGCCCATGCTCAAGAAAGCGAGTCTGGTCAATACGTCGTCGCTGATGCGTAAGATCGGAATGCGGATGCGGAAGCATCAAGTGGGTCATTTCAAAAAGGAAGAAGATTCAAGCGGTGGAAAATGGCAACCGCTTTCTCAAGTAACACTGGAAGCGCGGCGAAAGGGTAAAAAAAAGGGAAGGCGCAAAGGAATCCTGAAGGATAACGGATTATTAAGGGATACAATCAGTTGGAGCAGTGATCCTGACAGGGCGGAAGTCGGATCGAATCAGCCCTATGCTGCGACGCACCAGTTTGGGCGCAAGGGCGGTGGCTGGCAAGGCAGCGATATTCCAGCCCGTGAGTTCCTTTACATCAGTGAAACCGAAGGTAAAGAACTAGCGCAGATAATCGGCGATGAAATGTTCAAGTGGATGAAGAAGAAATAAATGGCTACACCATCAGAAATACGATCCCCGACTAATTTAATCATTGACAGGTTAACCGACCTGTCCAATCAGGTTATCGGTGCTGCACATGGTACTGAGCGCACTGGAAAAATCACGTTAACGAATGGTGCTGCTGCCGTTACCGGAACGGATACTTTATTCGTTGCTCAAGTCGCTATCGGAAATTATATTGCTATCAAATCAGATCGTCTCGGTTACGCAGGTTTCGGACTTGTCTCCAATGTAGCCAACGATACCACGATCACCATTGATGCGAATTATACCGGCCCCACAGAGAGCGGCAATTATGTCGTGCTGACAAAGGATGAATATCTTGAAGCGGTCGAATACCCTTCACTTGTGGACGTTCGCATCTATGACACGATGAAGGAGTTCGCGCCGAACACGCCGTATATTGAGTGGTGGTTCTATTCTGAGGAAATCACGGATCACGGCGAGAACGCGCTCGGGTTCGTAGCCTGTACCGTCGCTGTGCATCGTTCAAATTTCCGACTGATGCAGCAGGAGTCGAACGAGATTATTCACGATCTCCTGCGCTGGATTCATATGCATCATTCACAAACGCACTGGGATTACATCGAGTACGCAGGGTTTGAATCGCCTACAGTTTACACCGATGAAGATCAGCGAAAAGAAACCCTGGTCACGACCTATTTCTTTAACATCGCATTTACAAGGCAGGCATACTAATGGAGTTTAAACCGATCAGACTTATTGCAGACATCACGATTCCGGCGGGAACACGCGCCCTTGCGGAGCGGAATTATCCCCACGGAACGATCTCCTGTATCACGTCCAAGTTCGGCAGGAACTTACCCGCATACTCGGTGTCATATTACAAACCGCAGCGGATCGATGCACCGACACCGGAAGAAAGACGCGCCCTGCTTGGAGCCCAGAGCGGTGAGGGGCAAGTCTACGCTATGGAGATTCCACAGCATAAGGAATTGAAATGTGACGATCCCGCGTCCCCGCTTGCAGGCAGTCGTATGCAGGCAAAAACAAGGCAGCGGAAAGCGAGATTGGAAGATTTAGAGCGTGAGGATGAACGGAAACGGGAAGCTATCGAGGCTCCTGCTCCTGAACCGGAGCCTATTCCAGAGCCAGAACCCGTACCCAAAAAAGACAAGCCCAAACGTTCATATAGAAAGAAAATAACGGAGGTCACCGAAAATGACTGATACGAAACAATACACGAACCGACAAAGGCAGATGACAGGTCCGGCGGTCCTTAGTGCCTATGATGATGTCAACGATTACTATTACCGCCTCGGTTATATCGATGGGATTAGGGTCAGACGTGAATCGGACAACGTTTACCAGTCTGAGATTCATGTCAGCCGTTCGGTCGCCATTGATGGTCTTACCGTCGGTGAGAGATGGTTCTGTAACTGCTCCGTTATGGAACGGCTCAACCCGGATTGGCAGCGGTTGATTTTCAAGGACTGCGGTACGCCGTCGATCTTTGGATCATGCAGCTTGCAAACAATCACTGAGGAATTGAGAATGTTCCGTAATCATGCCCAGGTCCTTGCGTTCAAGAATGGATTCTGGGGTGACGGTATATTACCCGCGCCGACCGGAGCTGCAAGTGCGGCGGCAGGTGCCGGGGCGACTATCCCGACCGGGACCTATGTAATTGTTGTCGAGGCCGTTTATACCGATGCACAGGGCTTGAATCCTATCAGGTCAGCGGAAAACGAAGCTGCCGGAACAGGTGTTGTACTTGGACAGGAATTAACTGTGACATGGAATGCACCTGTCGGCGGATACACACCGTCCTATTATAATATCTACGAGTATGATACAGCCCTTGCCGAAACACGAGCAGATGCCGATCTTATAGCCATTGTACTGGGCACATCACCGACAGCCGTTATATTCGATTCTTTCACCGATCTTGGCGACTGGCCCGGTGACACACTGGGCGCGGCCTTCACCGTCACGGATAATACGGGTCTGATCGATTTCACTGCCGGTGATGACTACACTATCGATGCTACATGCGCCAGGTTCGCATTGCTGGACGACGGCGACATTGACGATGGGGAGCTGTTACTCGTGACATACACTTACGTCGCGAATCCCTATTACACGCAGACAATTGGACCCGGTGATCGCAATCCGAAGATAATGCATCTTGTTATTCAGTGGTTCAAGGACGATGAACGTATCACGCCTTCCGGTCGCGGTTGCGAGGTTCATCTATACCATGTCCACACTGAATCCGGTTTTGAATGGCTCTTTGACCAGATGGACTTCGAGAGCGGCTTCGATCAGGAATGGCGCGTTCTCCTGGACAGTGCTACCGGAAAGTACGGCGATATTTATACGTATCATAAAGACATGGAAACATGGGAGCTATTCGAGCTTTCCAACATCAGTAATTACACAACTGACGACGAATGCAGCCTCGTTAGTTCGTAATAAATAAAGGAGCGTATGATGACAGAATCAACTCCCCGCGAGAGGTTGGAATTTAGTATATCCAACAAACCGCCGATGGTGGGCGTGTTCAATGGGAAACCTATATCCATTGAGCGCATCAAGCTTTCCGAAATAAAAGAAACATGGTCGGAAGTAGTCAAGATCATGCGTACCGCGCAGAATCATGCTATGTTCGCACGCTCCAAAGGTGGCGGCGATCCAGAGTCAGACGATTCGGTCGCCGCCGCCGATGGACTTTTCGACACGCTGGAAGAACTCGGACCCGGAGCGATTAATATCATCCACACATTCATCAAGGCATCGACTGATAGCACCGATGAGATGCTGGACGATGCCGATTTCTGGTCACTGGCAGAACTGGTCGTTTTAATCCTTGAGCATAACGTGGGTCCTGATCTTATGGATTTTTTCGGGCGCGGGGCAAGCGTTCTAAGAACACTGAACTTATTGCCCGAATCACCCGATACCAAGGGGAACAATACCTCATCGAGCGAGGATGGAGCCCCGGAGACATCGACAACTTCTACCCCGGTGAACTCGAATGCAGATTAGACGTTATCATTCTCGAAAAGGTAGTTGAGATGATCGAGGCCAATATTAAGCACATTGAATCGTCAATGATTATGGGTGACAAAGACGGGAAGATGAAGCGTGCGATTGAGGGCAGCAAAATGGATATCAAAAACCATTATTTGAGATTTCATCATTTGAAGTTCTAATCATGGCACTACCGGGATCAACAAAGTATAAAGTAGGACTCGTTTTCGATATCGAGCGAACCGGCTTTATGCGCGGTCTCAGGGAGATTAATACGAAGGTCGAGGAAAGCCGTAACAAGATGCAGAGGAATTACGGCGCGATCTCTCAATCGATAACGAACGTGGGTCAAAAGTTCATGGTGGCTACGGCTGCCATTGTCGGCTTCGGCGCGATGGCCGTAAAGACGGCTGCGGACTTTGAACGTGCCATGAACCGTGTCGGTGCTGTATCAGGGGCAACTGAGGAACAGCTTGCCGCGCTGACAGATCAGGCAAAGGAACTCGGACGCACGACTCAATTCTCGGCATCGCAGGCAGCGGACGCGATGGGATTTCTGGCAATGGCTGGATTTGAGGTCAACGATATCATGGGCGCGATGCCGTCCACGTTACAGCTTGCAGCATCGGCCCAGATGGATCTTGCGCAGGCAGCTGATATCACATCGAATATTTTAACCGGCTACCGCATGACAGTTGAGGAACTGGAACACGCCAATGATGTTCTGGTAAAAACTTTCATCTCAACGAATACGAACCTGGCTCAATTAGGCGAGGCGATGAAATATGCCGCGCCTATTGCTGCATCTGCTGGGATTCAATTCGAGGAAGCATCGGCGGCCATTGGCCTGATGGGTAATGCTGGTATACAGGCTTCACTTGCCGGAACATCATTGCGTGGGGCGATTGTCAGATTATTGACACCGGGCGGTGAAGCGGCCTCGGTCATGGAGGAACTGGGCCTACAAGTCCTTGACGCTACCGGAAACCTGCTACCCCTTGTCGATATCGTAGAACAATTGGAAAGGTCCGGGGCGACCACAGCGGATATGATGACGATATTCGGACTCAGGGCCGGACCAGCATTCGCCGCTCTTGTCTCGCAGGGCAGTGTCGCTTTGCGTGAGCTTATCGTTGAACTTGAAAATTCAGGAGGCACGGCGGAGCGAATTGCAGAGAAACAAATGGAAGGACTGCACGGCCAGTTATTGAAATTAAAAAGCGCATTCGAGGGCTTCATGATCGCCCTTGCTGACTCCGGGCTGATTCAGTGGGTGACAGATACCGCGACGAAAATAACTGAGTGGGTCAGTGCGATGGCGAAATATGATAAACAGACTTTGAAAACAATTATTGTCGTCGGTGCTCTCGTAGCCGCGATAGGTCCCCTGTTAATAATTCTTGGACAGATTATTATGATTGCCCCCGCTGTCGGAACTGCCGTTACATTCATGTTCGGGCCGTGGGGATTAGTTATTGCCGGGGCCGTGACAGCGCTTATTCTGGTAACGAAGCATATCAATGCGGTAACGGTAGCGATTCGAGCAGAGATGGACGCCTTAAACGCGGAAATTGATGCTATCAACGAAAGCATAGATGCCCATGATGAAATGAGAGAGGAGGTAATTGATCTCAATACTGAGATTGAAAATCTGAGCGAGGAAACTGATATAGCGGCGGGAACTTTCGACACATTAAACGACAGGATAATTAAAGTAATTGATGCGTATCCCAAATTGACAGAACAGATGGGATATTCACTGACTGCTACTGGCGAGCTTTACGACAAATCCGGGGACCTTGTAGATACAATTGAAGACCAGCAGAGATTATTCGATGCATTTTCATCGGCCTCGATTGTGGGAGAAATAGACCGGCTGACAACGGCTGAAAGAACTTTGATGGAAGCAGTCAGGGAACGGGCAAGAGTACAGGCCAAAGAGGAATTTTTCGCAGAAAAGGGCGGATTCGCTGGGTGGTTCAATCGTTTAATCGGACTTGGCGAATGGCAGAAAGAGGGAATGGAACAGGCGTATGGCGGAAATGCATTCGAGGAGTGGCTTAGAGAAAATTACCCACATCTTGCCACGCCACAGCCGTGGTTAGATGCGCCGCCAACCGTTACGCCCACGGCACCCATTCCGGTTGTAATTGAAGACGATGGTGAAGATGGCCGTACAAGTACAGGAAGGGCGGCGACTGATGCAACTGAGGATAACACGGAAGCGGTAATAAGCCTTGAAGATGAAATGGCGCAACTGCGAGAAGCGTTCTTTGAAGTGCCGGACCTGATATTCCGTGGCATGACAACAGGCGCGGATATCGCTTTCGGAGATTTCCTGCGTGATGCGATAGAGGCATTCAGAGATAGTGAACCGCCAAAGCCTGTAACTGAATTCGATTTTGCGGACCCATTCAGGCCAGCCGCTATGGGCGGTAACGTAATCGATAAGATCAGCGACTTCTTTGTTGACTTCACAGATGCGATGGAAAACGGTTTAATGGATATGGAGAAGCAGCTATACAATGTCGTGGGGCAATTCGCGGCTGATCTCGTAAGCGGTGACGTAGGGACTGCGATTCGCGGGGCATTCGCGGGACTCGCCAATTATATTGCGTCGGCAGTACAGCAATCGGTGTCTGCATCAATCGGCGGTGGCGGCATGTTTGCCGGGATTGCCGGGGCCGCTATTGGCGGGGCTGTCGGTGCCGGAGTCGCAATACTTGGATCATTGCTATTCCCCGCGAAGCAACCCGGTTTCAGTAAGGAACTGCCGATCTATGCCAGCATCACGAACTGGAACGAACAGAACCTTGGCAGCTTCTTACCGTTCTCATTTATGATGTCGGGACGTGCCGGGGAGTTCGATGTTGACTACAGGGGCGCAAGTCTTGACCGCATGAGACAGGGACGACGGTTAGGATTCCATTACATGCAATAAAATGTTAAGAATCTGGACATACATAAACCTTGACGCTTTCGGAGACCCCGCGACAGCCGGGACATACTTCGATCCCGAAATATATAATCTTCCCGTGCAGATGAGCCAGAACATTTTGCCGCAACTTGTCCGCGACGGCACTGAGCGAATAATCGATGATCCACAATTCATGTTCCCGGTCAGAGTAAATTTATCGCTCGCGTCAAGCCATGTCGATCTGAAAAGCAAGACGGTATATAACGGATCATCGCGTCGGCTTGGTCCGGTCCTGTACCTGCATAAATCAGCATCGATGTGGCTTGTTCTGTTTCATCAGAGTTCGCAGGGCACGTCACCGAAATGTTACCTGTGCAGGATATTACAACTCGACCCGACACTGGCGGGATACTCAACAATAGATACGTCTGATAAAACTTACGGTCCCGGTATGGAACCCGTGAGTGGCAATATGCAGTTCGTTCTGTCTGTTAATCGCGACGGAATCTTTACCGACTTTGACAATATTGCAAGTGGAACATACCACGCAAGGGAGCCAGCATCATGAGAATAATCTTTGTAATCCTTTTCGTTTTATTAATCGGTTGTGGCGGATTGTCACCGACAACACCATCGGATGAAATCTCGCTGTGTCAGGTCGGACCATACAAGTACGATGACGCTTACAGGATGTGGGAATTCTGCTCACACCCTGAAAGCAAACCGTCGCGTGACCTTTGCGGGATATGCCACTGGATTTATTAAGGAGAAAATCATGTCACAAAAATCATTACTTGCAAGTACAGGTAGGCTTGCTGAAGTAGATCAACTGGGTTATCTGACGGTTCTCGAAATAGAACATCACAAGATACATTCACAGAAACATTATTGCGCTACTGACTACGATGCTGATGTCGATACTGGAGCAAAATACTGGTTTGTAAGGACTCCGGCGACAGGCGCACTATGGCATTTGACCTTTGAGTTTAATTCGAGCCGACACGGATTACTCGAAGCATTCTGGAATCCGACCATAAATGTTGTCGGAGCCAGCGTTCCGTTCATCAATAATAATTTCAACAGTAATAATGTGGCTACCATTCTGTGTTACAGGGACCCGACAGTCGGTGCCGATGGAAACAGATTCTTTGTCAGAACAATGGGCGATGATGTGGTCGGTGCAAGCAAGGGATCGGCGGATAAAATCGAGCGACAGCATGAGCGCATCCTTAAACCAAGCAAAGATTATCTGTTTAAGTTCACTGCGATTACAGATAATACAAGAGTGAGCATGGAATTCGATGTCTACAATTAATGACTGGTGAATTAAAAATACAGCTTGAAATCCTTGAAGTATTCTGGGTGATCGATGGTGAAATCCTGTGCGTGGTCGTACAGATCGGTGGCAGAATACTATCAAATCTTGTCTATGAAAAGGGAGCGTAATGTTTTCAGCGGCAGTAGATACAATTATTGAATCCGGACGGGTGATTAAGCGGACAATTGCGCTTGAAATCCGTAATGGCTTTGCCGCATGTGATGACGAGGATTATACCTGGGTCCCGGTCATAGATTTTGATATCGGCGTCACTGAGAACGTGCCCACTATCGGATCGATGAGGGCATCGCTGGCAATAAAAGACTTCGAGTACTTCGATGAGTTCGACCACGAATATTATGACACGGGCAACGCGGTCATGTTATATGCGGAGGCTCGTCTCCAATGCACGATATATCTCGACACAGGGACCGGACTTGCCGGAAACGTTACAATAGTTGCCGGAAATCGTACTGTGACGGGTGCCGGAACCGCATTTCTGACTGATTTCGTGCCCGGTGACCAGTTTTATGTCAATACGAACCCTGAAATATTGCTCATGGTCTGGGAAGTAACCAATAACACGACCATGACCGTGTACGAGATACCCTCTGAGAGCTTCGCAGGTGCCGCGTACAGCGTGGTAGATGCCGAGCGCGAGTACATCTTCCGTGGGTTCATTACCGACCGTCAGATCGTCGATAAGGCGATTACGGTCGAATGCTATGACTGGCTCCAGAAACTACAGACATGCCTGACGAATTTCCAATTAGAGGCTGATTATGTAGCGGGTTCGCCATTTGCCAACGCAGCCTTGCAGGAAGAGCCCGTACTTGATATGGGTCAGCACATGATTTATGAGATTGATCCTATCGCTCATCCGTGGGCCGAGAATCCCGCAGGATTGAATCGTGTCTTTGTACCCGCAGCCTTCGAGGTTGAGATTTTCTGGGGCGCGGCATGGCATTTAGTCGCAGCCAGCAGATATCAGGTAATTGAAGTACTTGGGCTGATTGATTTCAAGGAAGACATGGGTGCCGGTGCTGTCATGCGTATAGTGTCGGTTTCGGTTTATCAGGAAGGGACGCTGGAACTTGAGGACGTCTACACTGAGGTTCTGACAGATGATTCGACAGTTGACTGGCCGGACTGCCTTAACATTGCCTGTGGTTTCGATGATACGACATGGCGCGAAACTCTCACGGGAACATTCACCCTTACCAACGGAAACATCAATGTTATCGGAATCGGCTGCGCTTTCGATACTGAATTGACTGCCGGTGATCGTATCGCACATAACGCGACACCGACAGATTTCGGTATCGTCGCTTCAATCGCGGGGCCGAATGCGCTGACGTTGGAATATCCATATCCAGGCGGGACCGCTGGGCCTTTCGCGGGATTCAAATCAACACTGAGATGGTCCGGTTTATCGATCACGAAAGTTGAATGGCAGTATTGTGATGGAACCGCCGCGAATCTGATGCGATTATTGCAGCGCGACTATGCTGATGTTCGCGGGTATCGAATCTGGTACGACCCCATGGATGACGTTGTGAGGGGTGACAGGGTTGAGATAAGAGAAGATGCGGACCCGCGAGTTATGGACCTCGGACTGATCGGTTCATTGATGACGGATATCACAAGTGAAAATTTCTACTCTGCTATCGCCGTGACGGGGACACTTGACCGGGCTAAGAATTATGCCACCGACGCCCTCGTTGCGACCACGCTTGATGCTGAAATCGCGGGATGGAAACCGGGGACATCAAAGGGCGGCTCGACAGCCTTTGGCAATATGACCTGGAGTGTTACGCCCGGTGCCGGAAATGCCGAACTTGGATTAAGAGATACCGATATCGAGGTTGCCTACCCTGTTTATTTTACTTTTCCAAATGCCGCCGCCGCCCTTGCTGCCGAATTGGTCTGGTACGATTACATCACGATTGATCTCGGTGTTGAAATTAATCTTGGCGACATCATAATTTACAACATTAATTGTAAGAATGAAAACAATTACTCACAGGGTGTCTGGCTACAGTACTCAACTGATGGCGTGAACTTCTACGATATCCTGAACTGCTATCAAGTGGAATTCTCCGAAGATGAACGCAAGACTATCGATGCGAGTCAGTACACGGCGCGGCATATCAAGATAATGTGCCGTCCATTTAAATGGCCGCAAGGGACGGCATGGAGCGGTACGAGAACTCGCACAATGGGACTCAGGGAAATAATCATCTTTGGTTCCGAGGATATCTGCGAGATGGTCTGTGTGCAGAATACAGATGTCGGTGGTGGTCGAACAGTCGGTGGCGTTTTCATCAGTGATTATTATCCTGAGATCATAAAGAAGCTTTGCAATATCGGGCATCAGGTTTTGATCGATGATTCCGGCCTTGTCCTCAGTAATGAGGAAGCAATCGACCGTGGCTATCTCCTGCTCAATGAATACATACGCCTTTACAGGCAGATAACATGGGACGGTGCTTTCGATCCCCGAATACAGATTTACCGCACGGTTCGCACTCAGGACGTTTACCGCGAGGTTGATACCGATGTGCTCCGTTATATTTGCGAGAATTACAGCATCAATAACGAATCGACAATGATCTCCGGAAGGGAGTACGGGGGCGGTGTACTTGCACCGAATTACTCATGACTTATCACGACAGATCATATAAGAACAGGCCACAGAATGAACCGCGTGAAATCGGACGTATCCATCGTGATCTTGCAGCGCAGGACGCGATGAGTATAAGTAAGATTTCCAGTAACCTTCACGCCATACCGACAGCACCGATAACAACAAGTGAAGGTGGCGATTCGGCCTGTTGCTGTGATCGAGTCGTGTATGTGAGCAAGGACGGCTCCGGTGATTTCGATGATATCCAGCAGGCCATTGACGATATCGCCGCTTACGAAACACCATCGGCTACTGCGCCTTGGGTGATTTATATTTGTCCCGGCGAGTATGTCGGTGACGTTATCATGGCCGATTACGTGTCGCTGGTCGGCATCGGTACGAAGGAACATGGGGCGCGGATAATCGGCGTGGCGAATCCGGCTGTGATTACTTTTCCCGACCATGACACTACAATTGAAAATTTATATATTGAAACTGAAATCGATCTCGGAGCAGCCACCTCAGCGGCGGTACATGTCCGGGGTTCTACGCACTGGATAATAAATTGCTCTGTAAATACGAATGCAATTAACGGGGCAGGTGGCGCATGTATTCATATCGACGAAGATGTCATAGTCCATATGGGAGAAAACATAATTAAATATGTCGGCACCGGGACAGATGCCGCAGCCAGAAGTCATATTGGTGTCAATTTTGGATTCACTAACTCGAAGGTCTACTTTACCAACAATGAAATGAGCATTATCTTCGATGGTGATAACGATAACGGCTATCTGTTCCATGAAGAGCCCGGAGTCGATCTCACGGTTTATGTCGAGAACAATATATTTAATATCGAAAGCACTACGTTAATCGGAGCCCCATCGATTTATAATTGGGAAGCGAATGGATTTGGCTATAGATATTCTGTTAATAATCACTGGATACAAAAATACAACGGCATTGGCGGCGCGGATACGGCTTTCAACTTAACAGGTGGGGCAAAGCTTGAATTCTTTAGCTCTCATAATAAATTGCAATATGACAGAGGCATAACCGGAATACTGGCAGCATGGGCTGGCGCGGAAACATTCTATTCCATCTTCGACGATCTCGATAATTATACAGCTACTATCCCCGGTGCTCTCGCTGTTTTCAAATATGTAATATCGGGTGATGCGAATTACGGTACTCCCGGCAACCTGCATATCAGCAATGCCTATACAAGCGATGACCCGCCGCGCTCCCGTGGATACCGTAACGGTAATCAGCTAATCGGCACAGGTGCCCTGACCATCGTTCAGACGAATGCTGAAACTTATGATTCATCGAACATTCATAATACTGGAACTTACAGAACGATCCCGAACGTGCCCGGTTACTATTCCGTTGAAGCGCAGATAACGTATCAATCGGGTGTGGATACAAAGAAATACTATTGCGATATTCTGAAAAATGGCGGTCTGGCAGCGAGAACCATAGTCCGCACCGGTTCAGCAGGCGCGATAGCCGCCCGATGCTCTGATATAATCTTTTGCAATGGCTCGACAGACTTTATAGAATTACGAGCGTATCATGACTCCGGTGCGGGCAAGAATTTATCAGGTAATACTTATTCCACTTTCATCTGTGTTCATAAATTATCATAGGAGTTCGCAATGGCCTTCAAGGAAGATTTAAAAAAGCATTTGCCGAGGATGATAACCGACCCGGAATCCCCATATGATATAATGGGAACCGTTCTCGATTTATGTTCGCCGTTAACCCTGAGTTCGATAAAGAGCGACCTGACACCGGCACTGAATCAGGCCATTGATGAATATCATGCAGAGATAAGGGACACTATCAGGGCGCAAGCATTGGAGTTGCCGGAAGATGATCCATTACGATTAGCGATTGAGATCACGCCATGACAGATAGAAAACAATTCACGCACAGACAGATTCAAATGGCCGGACCCGCCGTCCTGTCCGCATACGACGACGTGAACGACTATTACTACCGTCTGGGGTACTTGGATAACCTCGCCCTCAGTCGCGTCTCTGACAGCGTGTATCAGCGCGAGTACCATGTTTCACGGTCGGTTGCCATTGACGCAATTACCCGTGAAGAGGACTGGGCATTAAAATTCTCAATCAAGGAGCGATTAAACCCGGACTGGCAGCGGCTCGTTTTTAAAAATTGTGGCACTCCGGTAATCCATGAGGAGTGTTCCCTGCAAGTGACCGCCGAAAAGATGCGGATGTTCCGACGGCACGCGAAATTTATTGACAGTGAGGGCGCATTATGGGGTAGTGAACTTCCCGGACCGCCACCGGATGTACCACCGCCAGTACCACCGCCCGTAAATGTTATCGGACACGACGGCGCAGGTGGCGCAATCCCTGCGGGAACTTACGTGATCGTTGTCGAGGCAGAATATATCGATCATCAGAACGCGGGTATCGCTGTGCGATCTGAGTACATGGAAACGGGCGCGATAATTGTGGGCGCGTCGCGAGTAACGCTGACATGGGATGCCCCGGCGGGAACATATGAACCACATCACTACAATATTTACGTTTACAACACGACGCTGGGCCAAACCCGCGCCGATGCACAACTAACAGCAGTTGTCGGAAATGAACAACCGGCCGCGATTGTGTTCGATGAATTTCAGGACTTCGGGGACTATCCCGGCGACGTTGACGGCGCGAGTTTTATTGTCACTGACAGCACGGGAGAAATCGAGTACGTGAACGGTGACGATTACACCATTGATATTTCATGCGGGATTTTTAAGCTGGTCGAAGACGGCGATATTCAGGACGGGCAATTAATAATTATTTACTATGCCTTTGTCGCGAATCCGTACTATCAGCAAAGTATCGGACCCGGTGACAGGAATCCTCGAATCCTTCACTTTGTAATCAAGTGGTTCAAAGATGATGAAAGAATCAATCCAGCTGGGCGCGGGTGTGAAATTCATCTCTATCACGTTCACGCCGAGTCAGGCTTTGAATGGCTATTCGATGAAATGAATTTTGAATCGGGCTGGGATCAGGACTACCGCGTCCTGCTCGACTCAGGCACTGGGAAATACGGTGATATCTTTACGTTCCACAAGTACATGGAGTCATGGGAATTATTCGAGCTGTCTGGAATCAGCGATTACACGAACGATGAAGCATGCGATCTGGTGAGCTCATGATCGAGGTCATGGTCAAAGAGATTACCCGCGACGGTGCAAAGAGCACTGTCGATATCGATTATCTCGACATGGACGACTTCGATCCGAACATGATTGTCAGCCTTCATGTCACTGATGAAGAAGCGGTCGAAATGATTCGGTACTGTGAAGATGTCGTAAAAACTGTTAATATGAAAGCATATGAATATAAACCCGGCGAACCATCGTCCGGGCTTGTGTTTTTTGGATATCCACACCGGGGCAAAGTGCTTGCTTCAAAACTCAGAGACCTTTTACGGCATATCCTGAAAGCTCTGAATGCAGGAATGTCGATATAACGGAGGCAATCATGGACGACAAGACAAAGCAACTTTACCGCGATATCAGGGAAGCAAAGGATCGATTCGTCAGGGAGATCGGCGATATCTGTGTCGGTTACGGCATGGAGGTTGTACCGCTTTCCTTCGATGACATCTTCGGCATCTGGAATCCTGGCATTGAGAAGATCATCGATAAGGATTTCAGGCGCGGGATCGAACGCAAGGTAAAGAAGATCAACAAGGAACTCAATCCTTTATGGAGAGCGTTGCGTAAATTATTCGGGAAATAAAACGGGGGAATTATGACTGGCAAGAAACCAAATGGAATCAGGGGATGGATCGCGATAGCGACATTCATTCTCATGGTATGCGGCATGTTCATCTGGGTAGGATTCTGGAAAGCCGAGGCTGCCGATAACACCGCGACAAATATCGATCAGGAATCTCGTATTAGAACTATTGAGGAAGCTACGATCAGAACTGATGAACGCCTTACTAACATCGAGGAAGATATCGATGAAATATTAGAGGAGGTGAAGAGATGAAACCCACAGTTATAACGACTGAATTTATTCTTACCGCAATCTTTCTAGTCGGTGTAATCGTGATCGCCATAGCGCGTCCGGAATCTCTTGAGGAATTCAAGAATATGTTCTATACCGCTGGCGGCCTGATCGGTGCTTACAACATCAGCCGTGGCATCGCCAAGAACGGTAATGGTAAATGAGCTTCGTAATAATATCTGCCTTCACTATTGGAACGCCTTATGAGTTTGAGGTCAGAAAGCTTCACGACTCAATCAGGCGTTTTGAACTGCCTCATAAAATCTATCCCATGCAGGATCATGGTGACTGGTTTACCAATTGTCATCACATCATAGAAGTTATCGAGCAGGGATTAAAGGAATTCCCCAATAAAAATATTGTCTGGCTGGATGCCGATGCTGTGATTGTTAAGAATCCTGTACTATTCAGCACCTTCTCTCGCGATCTCGGAGCTCACCGAAGGAAGAACAAAAAGGATGCGGGTTATCACTGGAATACGGGCACGATCTTCTATCGCAATAATGAAAAGGTGAGAGAGAGAATACATCTGATGGCTCTGAATATGAGGGCGTATTATTGTGGTGAAGCGGAAATTTATTATGATGTCGATTGGATGCTTGCGAACGCTGATAAATTAGGTCTTGATCTGGGAGAACTGCCAACCGCATACAGTATAATCTTTGATACCAAACAGCCGGAAGAGATTAATGTCGAGCCGGTCATAATCCATAACCAGGCATCGCGACGATTAAAGAATGTCTGAGAAAAAACATACTACCAAATGGAAAAGACGCCGTTGTTCGATCTGTGATGAATCGGAACGACTCAAGCTTCTTCACCATCGGACCCTGCAATTAAAGGTGAATGATGGCTGGTTTATATTCGAGCAATACGATACTGTCTGTAATGGGTGCGGCTTTGTATTTAATGGCAGGGTCCCGGATGAATCATTCATCAGGGAATATTATGAGAAATCGGTAATCAGAGTCAAGGCGGATTACGATTCTGAGAGCAGATTGAAATTAATCAAAGAGCTTATACCTTCGGGTTCAAAAGTAATCGAGTTCGGTTCCGGTCGCGGTGAGTTTGTAGATGATTTGAACAATGCCGGATACATCGCCGATGGTCTCGATTATATCGATGACGCTGGGAGTGATTTGATATACGATGCCGCCATTGCATATTACGTTCTGGAGCACGTAATTAATCCAGGTGTATTTATAAAAAAGATGAAATCATTCGTCGTGGACGGTGGCTTTATAATTGTTGAGGTCCCGGATTTCCACAACTATACCGAGCATTCCCTTTATCATGAACACTTGAACCATTTCACCGTTCAGCATTTGACCACCTTGTTTACAATGAATGATTTGCAGGTATTGAAAGTGTTAACAGGCCACAGTCGAGACTTCGGGTTCGCCATTGTCGGTATAAATAATTATAGCAATATCCTTGATAAGAAATATCGGAAAACGATGTTTAGAATAAAGGAATACTGGACTGCCAAGAATGGCTGATGATATTTTAAAATCCAATTTCATACCCGCTAAGACAGCGGTTATTCTAGCTCCGGGTCCCAATGGTCGCGAGCATTGGGATAAAATTCTATCAGGTACATTCGTTATTGCCGTGAATCAGGCAATAGAAATCAAAGAAGTAAATAAGACGATCTGGCTTGCCAGTGATGGAACGCTGCCTGAAAAGAAATGGTTCGACAAGGCAGCCAATGAACTCATCGCAAGCAATTATGACCTGCACGATCTCGACAAACCCACACCTGTTTTCGATTCCGGTAAGTTGTTGAGATCATATCCTGATGTAAAATATACTTTCGAGCACGGCGGATCGTTATCGAAACAACCGTGGGGGTGCTTCCCCGGTGTTCTCCGTGGTGGTGCTACCGTGGCAGCTCAGGCGATGCAGCTCGCGTATCATTTGGGCTGTAAAAAAATAATCCTGTGCGGGGTTGACATGATGGGGAAGTATTATTTTAATGGGGGAATGATCGATAATATCCAGGTCCCCGATAATTCCGCAGGCAAGAAATGGCTCGCGCTGAACTGGATGCAGATACTCGTTAAGTGGTTTAAAGAAAACGGTACAGAAGTCAATTCAATAAGCAAGACAGCGATAAATGTTGCGAAAGTAAGGAGCGTATGATGCCACAGTTAACCAAGATGTTTCCCGGAATAAAAAAAGGTAAGTACGGATTCGGTAAGAAACAGCATCAGGACCGCCATAAGCAGCGCGACATCCTCAAGCTGAAACACAAGATCACCCTACCCCTTGAAGATGGAAAGCGAACGTGCTACGTGGTTTCTCCGGGCCTGTACGGCCGCGACCATTACGGAGAGATACCAGAGGATGCATTCGTTATCATCGTCAACTACGCGATAATGATCCCGGCATGGTGTCGCGAGAACGGTATCAGGGAATTGAAACCCGCGATATGGCTTTGCGCTGACAGGAATCTGGCAACGAAACCGGAATGCAAATGGTTCGTTGATGAACTCGATAAGATTATTGCAGCCGGGTACTCGCTCGAAATGGAAAACATTAAGGCAGGTGGCCCGGTCGTGCCCGTATTCGATAGCGGATTTCTTGGTGGTATCTTCCCAGTAGTCAGGACCATATTCAGTCATGGAAGATCGATGCGCCGTAAGCAGCCGCAGCCGATACCGAATCGATTACGCGCCGGATTAACGATAAGCTGTCAGGCAATGCAGTTGGCTTACTGGCTCGGAGCGGAGACTATTAAAATTTGCGGGATAGATATGTGGTCAGATGATTACTTCGATGGGCACAAGACGAATGTGAGCGCGAGGCGTAACCGGGCATGGCCCCAGTGCACGCACTTCGATCAGTTCATTCGATGGCTTAAAGCAAATGGGATACGCCCGGTGAGCATCAGCAGGACGGCGTTAAAGATCGAGCAGCCGCCAGCGGTGCCGGATTAATCAATGGCAGTTTCATGCATGAAAAAAACTTGGCTTACTTTCGGTATGCTTCATCCTCTCCGCATACTCTGATCGGTTCTTGATTTCGCCCAGGAATGTATGTACTGATTCAAGTTCGGGGTGCGCCTTGAAAGTGGCGGCTATCGTGTTCGGTGTATCCATTCCAGTACCCGCGAGTTTGCCATTCCTGTTATAATATTTCGCCCCGGCCTGGTGAATGATTTCTTGCTTTAACTTTTTCATCGTGAACATTTCTATTTCCTCCGTAGTGTTGCGCGTTTCCCGTCGCGCCCCGGCTCTATTGATTATGATGTGATCTTGAATTCCTTGATGATGATGTCCCTGATTGCCCTCCGCGCCCTTCCCATCTCTCTGGATTTTTCGTAGTCTCCCTTTTTGATTTTGTCATCCTGCATGTCGTAAAGGTCTGATTGGATTTTCTGTAGTTCGTTGATTTTCATTTCATGTCTCCTGTTTGTTTTTATCTTACACCCATAGTATAAACCACCTTATACCTTTTGTCAAGCACTTTTATACATAATAATCAATAAAAATACCCGCCGCCGTTGCCGGATTAATCCTCTACGACGTTTGCAGCGACAATAGAATGTATAACATGGCGACTATCGGTATAAATAGTATTGAGCCGATTAGCATTCTCCATTGCCCGTCAGACATGTTCCTGAACATTATGTCTCCTCGACGAATTCACAGGGTATGTTGAGGGATTGCAAGTTGCCCGATTTAAGTTCGTCTATCATCGACAAACTCATCCAGTGTCATCGGTTCAATCTGTTTGTCTGTCATCAGTTTCCTCCACGGTTAGACGGTCAATATGCGCTTGCGCTTCTTCCTCTGTTGGATAGCTTGCAAGACAAGCAGGGAGAATCTCACCACAACACGGACAGGTTTCCATACAGCGAACTTGATACTCTCTTCTCTTTGGATCACCGGGAAAAATTACTCCAATGTTAAAGTCGTCTTGCTTAAACGTCCCTCTTATCCCTTCAATCATGGCAGCCCGTTCAGCTACAAGGCGATCACGACACCAGTAAATTCCACGTGCGAGTTCAGATGAATGGACTTCGCTTTCAGCGTAGTAGTTTGCCTTGTCGGTTAATTCGGCGATCAGCGCATCAATTGGATTCTGTTTGTCTGTCATAGAAAAGGGTCCTCCCAGATTTTAATTTCGGCAATGTCTTTATAAATATTTTCCCATTCGCTAAGTTTCAATAATACATCCCTGTGTGGATTCCCGTTTTCGAGAACGCGGATATAAAATTCATCACGCGAAGATTCCATTATAAACTTTCGCAGCCAGATAACTTCAAGGACTTTCTCTTCTTCGGCTTCATTCAGCTCCTCTCTCTTCGTTAGCATCTTCTTTCGCAAATCCCTGACTTCCACTAGCTGATATCTGATATGTGAAATCAAAGGTTTGAGCCAGCCAAACTCCGTAATCGTATCCGTGTCATCGGAGTCCCAATCCACCTTATCGAATTCACTGTCCAATTCGTCGAACAATTTTTTACTGATTTTATAGCAGTCTAGTAAATAACCAAGAGCCATACTGGCATAGAAGTTACTCATGATTCCCCCCTTCGTTTAGTTTAATTAGTTTTTCGAGTGGACTCGGCTTCCCATCCATACAGTCGAGAACTTCCTGAAACGCCTGCCCTTTCCAGGAAGATTCTGCCATTGACTGCATTCCCCCATCCCTGGCTTGGTCTAGCCATGATTTGACCTGAGTACGGAGTTCCGCAAACCGCTTCTCCCATGCAGCGCACGTATCGCATTTGCCGTTTGTCATTATTTACCTCCACTCCTCTTAAAATAACCGCCGATGATTGAAAGCAACAATGCGAGTCCGAACGCCTGCCAGTAAGTAAGTTCCGGCGCACTGAATACTCCCGCTGCAATCCAGTTCCATAGAAGCATTAAGAACAACGCTCCGGCGAATGCACAGATTGCGATGATTAATAATATTCCGAGACATCCTAGAAAAATTGTCATGATTACGCTCCTTGATTTTTTATCCTCTCTCTCAACTTAGCAATCTCGAACCCGTCCTTTGTCGCCTCGACCGTCAACTCATTTACCTTGTCCCTGAGCGTCTTGATTACCTGATCCTTATTCTCCAATCGCTCAGGATACTTTTCATCGACGAAAGCCTGCAATGCGACGTTGGAATCGTCAAGCTTTTTCTGCAAGAGTTGATTCGCCGATTTAATCCGCTTCATATCTATTTCATATTGATTCAGTCTTGTCCGCAGCGTTGTAATTTCCCTTTGGAGTCCAGCGAGTGCCTTGCTGTCTTCGCTTATGGTCAACGTGTCACGTTTCTTTTTCAACTCAGGTTGTACGTGACGTTTCCGCTCAGTAACAAGATCGACATTCGCTTTGTCCAGTTTCGTTCTCAGGATTTTCATGTCCGTTTCCATGAGGTCATGCTTTTGCTTCGAGATCGCACATGCATCCTGCAACTTTTTGACAGCGTAATTATGCTCTACTCGATTGGAAGTTATCACACTTTCCTTATCGGCGATGCCCTTAGTCAGTTTCGCAATCTCATTCGTCTTAACCGCCAGCGCAACCTTCGCAGTCTTTAAACTTCCGGCAGCCCTTTGATATTCTATGCGGGTAGATGTCAGCTCTTTATTCAGCGCATCGACCTTGCCTGATAGATCGTTCAGTTCAGCATCTTTAACTTTCAGGGCTGTCATTGCGGACTCATATAATTGTTCGTAGTCTTTCATATCTTCATCACCTCCGGGAGTTTATGACTCAGCCTCGCTTCTATTTTCTCTCTCAGTATTATCAGCGCACGTTCGTAACTCTGCGTGGTATCTGATGAATTACCGCTGTCGTCGTATATGGCAAAGCAATACGGCTCATCCTGTTCGATGATACCGAAAAGCATTTCAGGCTTGATGTCTGTCACGATTCATCATCCTCCATCCACATCGGTTTGAATATTCCACCACCGAAATAGATACTGAATACGATTCCTGGGATCAGGACGACTATTAACTCATCGGTGTGGTCAAAGTACATAACTCCCCAAAATGCGATAGGATAGCAGTCTATGTGGAATCGCCACTTGCTCACGATTCATCCTTCTGCCACATGAAATCCATGTGGACGTAAGCGCAGTTGGCGCAGTAATCACTTGTCGGTTCTAGCCATCCCCAAAAGCCGGAAAGCGTCACGCACGGTTCACCACAGTCCTGACATGGTATCGGATCAGTTGCGTCGGCGAGTGTGCGCTGAACAGGAGTGATGTATTTATACTCCGGCTCACCCTCGCGTGGGAAACACCAGACGTGCCCATTTCTGGCTGCACTTGAACCCCCACACACCGTAGAATATGTCATTATTTACACCCCGCTAGAAATAGAATTATCGATCCCGCCACGGCGATGAAGTTCCAGAACGCCCACCATTCATATTTAGTCTGGCTCACGATCCATCCTCCAGGAGCTTGCGGGCTTCATCAAGAGCTTTATCTTGACGAAGGTCATCAAATTCAGCCTTGTCATACACGGCAAAATTAGTAGACCTCAATTTGGCAAAGGCTCTATTCCAGCACTCACATAATGCCACCACCTTCGGCAGCATGTCCGCACGGGCTTTCATGCGGTCAAACTCATCCGCAGGCAGACCTTTAAGCTCCGTTACGTTAACACCGATCACCTGCGTCCATTTGTAATTGTTAGTCACGATCCATCCTCCGGGTAGTCGAATTCCACAACCCACGGCATCTTGGCGGGACCGCCCATCATGGTTATAAATTCTTCCTTGTCTTTCCAGTACCTTGCCCCGCCCTCTCGCTCGAAGTCTTCATCTGTCATTGAATACATTGACTGCCTGTACGGGTATTCCGTGATCCTGATCTTGCGTATGAACTCACCGCCACGATGCGGTCCTGCCGTCCATGCGTCAACGATCATACCGGGTTTGAATTTCGCAGCGTGACTGCCCTGCCAGAAACGGCGCGTGACTGTCTTGGTGCCGTCCTGGATAGCCTCAACTGTTTTCTGGAAGCTGACTATCACGATCCATCCTCCCCGTCCACGAATTCGGCGGTTCTGCCCAAAGCGGTGATAAACTGTTCTGCATCAACCCTAGTATAGCCGTGTAGGGCGAATTGCTTATTACCAATCATGATACACGGCAATCCGCCCGGTAGCAGCTTAAACCTCAACACCCCCCGCATACCCGCTTCCTTGCAATCGCAGTCGTACCCTAGCCGTCCGACGATGTACCTGCCAGTGTCCAGACATATCTTGCACTGACCGGGCTTGTACACTGGATTTGTCTCCTGCTGCTCCCGCCCCTTTTTCAAACACCGTGAGCACAGATGCGTTTCGTCGCGCGTTAACGGACACTCGCATTCAGCACATAGCCTGTCGCCTAATCCATCAGTCATTTCTTCATCGCCTCCCGTAATTTGTCCTCGACTATAGTCTCTGGCTTCCCGATCACCTTGGCGATGTCCTGTATACTCACGCCGTACATAAACGCTCCCAGGATTACTTTTTGTAGTGTGGTCATGCGCTCACATCCTTGCCATGCAGGTACCAGTAAGCCTCGACCGCACGTCTGAGCACCAGCCCTTTGAGTATCCTTCTCGCAGCGTAGATATGATTCATGAAAGCGTATGCGGCCTTGAATCGCTCGCCTGCGTTGTGATATTTCATTACCTTACTCTTCCTCAACGCGCCGATCCCGATGTTGTACGCTAGCGATACCAGGGCATCGAACTCGCGCTGATTCGCCGGACGTTCAAGCATGTTCGCTACCTTTTCCATGCGGTAATGGGTGTCGTTACGGAAAAGTTCGTCTGCTTTCTCACGGGTGATCTTCATTCCCCTGCCGATGGGTATGCCGTCCACCTTGCCAGTCTGACCGTAGCCGATTGTCCAGACACCAGCGGGGCACTTGTAGGCTGTCAGGCGTAAGCCCTCCCAATTTTGTATCTTGTTGATTATTCCGTTACTTAGTTCCATCGCTTGTCTCCTGCTGAAAGTTTCTACGCGCATGTTGATTGATTTCTTTGGCACATTGATGACAAACGTAAGTGATCCTATTTACGCTTGTCACTACCGGGTATTCCCTGTCACAAAAATCACATTTAGCATTGCGGATTCTGTGAAACAAAAGCTTGCTACTCATCGCTCTCTCCTTTCATGGCGGCGTCGATAGCTGCTCGTGGTGTGTTGTCATCGGTGGCCACATCCTCGCATTGTTCAGTGTCCTCTAATACCTCATCCTGAATGACGGGGCACCAAAATTCGCCACCGCCATTGTTGGTCGTTTTGTAATGTGAGCAGTCAATACATGTTTTCATATCGTTTTCTCCTTTCATTGCAGCGTCGATGGCTGCATTTATTGTTGAGTGCCATTGCGTGACACCTCCAATGGCGTAAAGTTCTCTATCGCCCTGCTGCATGATTACCCACTCAGGGTGAGCGAGTAATGCCATGTACCGCTCCCGGTCGGCCTGCAGGGCGGCGAGTTCGGCTTTAACCTTATACCCCAACTGAATTGCGTTGCCGAAATGTGTATGATGAGAAGTTAATTCGTCAAGTAATTTATCTATTGCACTCACGACGTCACCCCCAGCTCATTCCGCGCTTCATGCAAAGCTTGTAGATTCTTGAGCGGATGCCCTAAGTCATCTACAGCATTACTTTTTTCAACTTGCGTACACAGTGCATCCAACAGCCCACGCAGCCTGTCGTTGTCGGCCTGCATCGATGCGACGGCGGTGCGGAGAGCTTGAAGTAAGGGCCACTTCTTGTAATACGACACGCCTTCAAGTTTATCCAACAGCGCCCCTAAATCCCCCGTCGGTTGCGGGTCTTTGGCGATCGCGTCGTCGAACAGGGTGAGGACTTTCTTGTAGGCGTGATACGCACTCAGGATACATTGTCCGACCAATGCGCCGTAACGTTTATCGACATCTCTGCTCAGTATATCGGTCAACTCATCAGCTTCCCTCTTTTCCTTTTCGGCCTCATCCCTCAACTTCACAATCTTATCTCGCATCAGGTTGCGGTCAGGGAATGATTCGACCGTGCCTAAGAAATCGGGGATGCTGGGTTCAAGGCGGTGGAAGGTTTCGCGCAGCAAGTCAAGACCGCGTGGCATTTGAAGGGATACAGAATGCAGCTTAACCCATTCTGTAAATTCGCGTTTCAACTCCTCATGACTCAGTGTTTTCAGATCCATCACGTTCCTCCAGTTTTTTAATGATTGTTCTTATTTCCTTTCTGAGAGTTCGTCGATATCCTTTTGATGCCCGATCATTGGCTGTAGCCAGTGCATACATAGTGTCGAATCTAGCCACCTGATCTACTTGAAAACTATTTGACCAGACAATCCATTTAAGAGTTTCCCTCAATTCGCCACCAGAATATTTCCACAAATTACATTCGATTAATCCAACCCCTGATGCCAGTTCAGTCTTTTTGATAATTCCAGGCGGGGTTACGAAAAAGAACCTGTCTGTTCTGCCAATATAATTATGCCATTTTTTATCAGCAGTAAAGTCCGCACGGCTTGATTTGATCTCGTACCCATCGATCCTGAACGGTTTATTACCACGGCGACGCTGCCTTTCAAGAGTGCAGACATCGATATGGTATTTTGCGTCCCATGTGTCTGGAATAATAGCCGGGGTTTTAGATACGCTGACTTGCTCAAATAGTTTGTTTCTATATTGGACACCAAGCATTGTTGCTGCCGTGAGAATTCGAGTAGCATCTTTACGATCCATTTTGCGCCAAAGATGATTGCAATCAATCCTCATGCGTCCCGTCCTTTTTGAACCGCGCCATACACAGCCCGGTGCCGTCCTTGATTGCCTGGTCAACGCCGATGGATATCATGTGTCCTCCCGTGGGATGAAGTCGGGACAGGCGGGTCTTTTCTTAGAGCAATATGCGCCTGACTTCCTGCATCCACTGTCAAAGGAGGTGCCGTGTTCGTGTACGACACCACGAACAACAATACAATCATGACTCCAATACCCACACTCCCCGCATGTGCGCTTGCGCCAGTCATGAAGCGGTACACGCTGCATCCTGATTGCGTCTGCGATGATTTCTAACCCGCCCTCCAAATTACTGAGGCGGTTGTTGATATCCTTGAGTTCATTCACGGTCCTAACCCACTCACTCATCACCACACCTCCCATACCTGGCATATGAGCGCGAACCCCATCGCCACGATTACGAAGATCATGAACCACCCAATGCCGTTGCTGAAATGATGCGTGTCGGGTTTGGGGTCGGGTTGGAATGAATCCCAATCAGATTCACTGGCTTGTGCGCCGATAGCACGTATGCGCTTGTGAATCGGCTCATTCTCAACAGCCCTGAACTCAGGCTGTTTACCGTCAAGCCGTTCCTTCTCGACAGCCTTAGCCTTCTTGTGGATCGCCACGTCCTTAGCAGCCTTGTGTAGCGGGTGCGATTCGTACAATACAAACGGATCATCGTCGGATATCGGTTGCGGATCGTCAGGTAGTGTCGCTGTCATCGGGTGCCTCCTGCGTCAGATAGAATGGGCATGTCTTACAAATATCCTCACGAACAGTACTAGAAGCGAACGTGCAATAGTCGCCATGCATGGGATGGTTCATGTAATAACCGCAGTTAGGATTTGTCATCGCTGTCAGCCTCCTTGACTTTAAATATCGTGTTCTCTAGTTTTTTAAGATCGTGAATTGATACAGGTTCCAATTTGTCCATCTTGATTTCGATAAACAAATCCTTTATGGCTTCCAGCGGATCACTAAACTCTGCGTAAAGGTTATCGCTTTTTAGGATTATGATCTTCATCGCCCTGCACCTCCTCGTAGTCCTTGCATTCGCCGTCGGTGTTGATGTTTCGGCAGAATTCAAAGTCCATTACCTCCAGACCTGACACGTAGCAGAAACCTATCTGCTGGGCGTTCGCCTTGCATTCCCAAGTGTGGGGGGCTACCGCCCACGCGTTATTCTGTCCTTTGTACACATGCACACACCGGGCGCAGATCGTCTTGCCGTCTAGCTTGTCGTCTGTCATGATTCCTCCTGTCAATCTTCGTATCTCGGACATGCATCTGTCGTGTTACAAACTTGGAATTCGTAATTGAGTCCACGACAAAGAAACCGCTTCCTGCCATCAGCAAACTTACCATCGTAAATATTCGCTCTCCAGCGACACGTCTTGCAACTTTTGGAGCGATAATTATGTTGCCTGTGTTCCTGAATCGTGAGCGGACACTGGACACTGGCAGGTTTCCATTTCCTGATGAACCGTTCAATGAGTTTAAGGATTGACTCTCGATACTTTTCTACTTTCATCATTTCCTCCATTGTTTTATTGAGCAAGTTCTAACATCTCATCTTTCGCAGCGGTCAATCGCTGCATCGCTTCCGTGTCCCCGCCCTTGTCAGGGTGATTTTCCTTAGCCATTTTCCGGTAAGCTTTATGGACTTCCTCAATGGTGGCGTTACGATCCACACCGAGAATTTCCCACGGGTGTTTCTTTTCAGCCGGGAGTGCCAGTAAAACTTCCTGGTTTTTCAGCACCCTAAACCCTTTCATTAGCGTTTCCATATTGAAGTCGCCACCTTCAGCGCGAACGCAATAATCCTCATGGATGCGCCACATGTAATCTAGTGCGACCTGGGCAGCCCGGTAATTGTCCGCCGGGTGAATATATTTATCACAAATATATCGGTATTCGCGTCCATTAAGAACGAACATTATGATGGCAATACGCCCATCTTTTTCCGTAACCTCGTAATCAGATACACCCATACGGTTCATCGTGAGACGTAATCCCTTTTGTGCGGTCGCTACCTGATTACTAAATCTACGTTTAATCTTTGCCACTGTTGATCTCCGTATCTTGCCAGATTAATACTGCAATCCCATATCTATTTTTTAACTTGTGCCATGGATTGCGGAATTCTTCTTCGGCCTCTTCTACAACCTGCGTTCTAGTGAAATTGCACATCGAAGGAATTAATCGCAATTCACCATTGGACACCCTTTCGTAAAGTACATAATATTTATCCTCTCTATTTGTCTTGAATGGGGCCACTGTTTTTAGTTTTATTTTTATATCACTCATCATTTCCTCCAGTGTTTTTGTGGGGACCGGACGCACACGCAAGTCGCCCGGTCCCCGGACGTTATGAGCTTCCTTCCGTGTCGCTTTGAACTTCCTTAGCGGTCCCTTTAAAATCATCTTCCCCATCCCGGACGGTCCGCTTTTCTGCCTCTGCCGTGAGCCAGTCCACGATCCGGCTAGCTTTCGACATCGATACTGTCTCAGCATCGGATAATTGGTTCAATCCGAAAGTTTTCTTGAATCGCCCCTTAAATGCCGCTCTTGTCTTGTTATCCATCCCCTTCATCACATCGTTAGCCAGTTCCTTTATCTCCCCGTACATGCCATCTGGCAGCCTCTGAGGGGATTCTGGCGAGGGAGAGTCAACACCTTTGAGATCAGATATATCTGTCCGCGCCTGTACGTGCTCCGGTAATGAGCGGGGACCATCTACAAGATCGTCGTAGTGGTCATCCCGTGGTCCCGGTAATGCTGGCCTGACTAACCCGTCCGGGAGCACGTACATGATATCCCCGGCTGTTATCTCGCGGCGTTCCATGCGCTCTTTAAGGGTATCGAAAGCATGTGGGAAGTGGATCATCGGCGAGTAGAATTCAGTTCGAATCATCTTGCCTGACTGATCCGGGTACATCCCGTGCTGTTTCTTTAGAATGAATTCGAGATGCAAGGGCAGGTATCCGCCGTGCGGTGCCATGAAATGAGTCAGTGTTTTCACCGCGTCCTGCACATTGTTGATCGTGTTGATACTCCCGGACTGAAACATGTAGGCGTCGAACCCGGCGCATTTCGGCAGCCATAGATACATCGTCACTTTCTCGCCGCATTGCGGACGGTTCGGGTCGATGGTCCGAGACTTGCCAGCGATGGTGACATTACCGCCTGCTCTTAGGGGACATCGTTCGGGGTCACATTCTATTTCTTTACCGCCCCTGACAGCAATATTTCGATTGATGAATTCACCGTTACGGGCATCGGGCTCGAATCTGTTCTTGCAGTACAGTTTCCCGCCCTGATAGCAGACGTATCCGATCTCGACACAATCTATTGGGGCAGACTTGAAAGTGAATTGCAACTTGATTGATTTCCCGTAAGCCTCGAATCCCGCTGATGGATTCCCGTCGTCAAAGAAAACAAAGTGATTCGTCTTGGTCGGGAACGTCGCGGAGAAATCCTTACCTCCGCAGTTCGGGCAGACATTCTCGAAAGCCCTGATAGCGTATCCTTTCCTTCCAGCGTTCTTGCACGTCCAGCAATTCTTAACCTGGTAGCCAAGTTTTATCTTGCCCATTCTCGGTGCTCTGGGATTATCGAGCCTGTTCATTCGTGCCCGGATGCGTCCTTGTGAAACGTCATTCGTCATCCTCTTTAACCTCCCCGTCATATTTTACATCGCAGCATTTCAAATCATCACAGTGGTCTATCAGGTTACAAAATCTACACGGGCTTTGAAACCCTGTCCGGTTCTGTGTCTGTGGCCAGATACCGGACTCCTCACATGCCTTGATCTGCATGATTGTGATTTGCAACTGGCTTTCGAGAAACTTGATTTGATTCTCGTTCGGAACCTCGATGATAAACGCCGGGTTACGTCTGGGAGCCAGTGGAAGTTTCCAGACATCATCAATGCGGACTTTCGTTTTTAATTCAATTTCTTTTGTAGAGGTTTCGGCACCTTCCGGCGCTGTCTCACCTTTGTCCGGCCTGTACCGTGTCCACTTCAAGGCATTCGCCGGGGGAACGCATGACGGGATGTGATACCAGATCATCTTTGACGGGTACACGCCGAACTTCTCCGCTCTCAGGCCACAACCTACTGATGTGCATCGATAGATATCCGGGCCGTCCTCGACAGCCTGTTCAAGTTCCCATTCATGGATGTGGTATTTGGGATCATCGACGGGGATGTACGGCATGTCACCGATAACGATGTAGCCGTATTTTAAAGCGTAACCCTGAATCAAACACTGGTAATCAAATTCGAGGTCGCGCCGGATGTTCTTATCTATCATTCCCGTCTTGAGTTCACGGACAATCAATCCCTTCTCGGGTCCCGCAATGATTTGATCGAACCGTCCCCGGAGCCATTCTATTTTATCACCTGGCATCGGGAGCGGGACATAAAACCATCGCTCAGATGACCGGATATCGATGTCCTTGTTCCAGTGCCAGTACCACTCAACCATCGTCTTGGCTTTGAGAATACGCATGTCTCGACCAGTTGCGCCCCAATCAATAGGTGCATCGGTCATGGCTTCCTCGTAATCGAAAGCACTCTCTACTTCACTATCAAGATCGTATTCAGGATGCTCATGCAGGGTTTTAATCACGGCATGAACAGCCTTACCGATAATCCCGGCAGCGGACTCATGCGATGGTGGGTACTGCTTACGGTTCCGGGCATATTTCTCTTTACGGCTACAGGAATTAAAACGGTTGAAGCCTGAGTATGAACGGTACTTAGTCATTTTGCCTCCTGGGTGAGTTCCCATAGGGATTTTGATTCGATTGGTTTTTCAGTCATGGGAATCACCTTTTATTAGCCACTGATGGAACTCGAAACACTTTCCATCCTCCATCCAGTCAAGCCCGTAGATTACCTCTTGATTTTCGCTGTAATCGCTTCCTTGTAGGAGTCCGCCAATTCTCCCTGCAATTTTACGCATGATCTCAATGGCTTCATCGTCAGCACTCAGGGAAAGCGAGTTGCACTGTCCGAGCGGCATATCCTGTCCGTACCAGAAGTTGATTTCACGGCGATAATCTTTACCGTCAAAGCTGATGCGAATAAGCCTGACTTCAAACGGACTGTCGATCTCTGGTTTGCATCCGGGTAATACGACTTCGAGTAAGTCTTTAATATCTTGCGGGTGCCATTTGGAATTGATTAATAGGTTAGTGCTGCATCCCATGTTATTTTTCCACCTCATCGTGATATTCCAGCATCCATTCAATCCGCCTGATCGGTGACAGTTTAAAAAAGCTGTCCGACCAGTCGTCTAGAGTCGCTGCACGGTATCTCTGTGACGGTTCTACGGCCTGTGAGTTCGCGCAGTAATCATATGGGATAGTCTCGCCCACTTCACGCTTACCGTACCATTCAATGAACGCATTCCAGTCGTCGTCCATTAAATCCCTGAGTGCATTAAAAACATGCTTTGGGTGATCGATTCGCAGTGTGAGTTTTTCTGAATCGGTCATGCGAGTTCACCTTCCGCGCTTACTTCCCTGATGATTGTCCTGGGTTCGTTGTGCGTGATGTAACCCTGTTCGACAAGTTCATTCCACCTGTCGATATTAACACCTTCATCCTCATTGCGTTTGTCACATTCAGCCTGAGCCGCTTCCTGTTCAGTGAAAAGCCTGTCACCGTAATAAACGCTTCCGCTACCGACTCCGGTTTCAACGCACATGTAGCTTTCGTTGTGTGTATCGTCACGCTTTGGCTCTTGAAAGCGGACCAGTCCTATGGTGTACAGACCTTCAATATACCAGTGCCCCTGAACGTATTCGCGCTTGGTTTTGTGACCGTAACATTCAGAACATGAGCGCAAAGTATCATCGGGGTACTTGATTTTCCCTTCGCCCTTACATGCCGGACATGGCAGGTCTACGCTTCTTGTGGCGTGTATGATGCTGAATACCTTGTCGCCGATACTGAATTGTGTCTCGATTTTCATAACGTCCTCCGTTTAAAATTAGTCCCCGCCCGATGGTCCGTCCGGTTGGCAACTGTGATTATTCGCCTTCGTACTCGATCCTGACCGTCTTGCCTGACAGCAACGCCTTGCGCACGATGGGATCAATGACCGTCATCGCACGGTTGATGGCGCGGTTTTCGTTCGTTGACGCTTCGAGCCGCTCACGGTTTGTACCGCCGTCCGGCGAAGGTTCAGCGACGATCACCTGAGACGTATCCTTGCCGTTTCTCTTGAATTTGATTAGGCTAAAGTTCATTTATTTTTCCTCCATGTGATTGATGATTGCTCGGTTTAATTCATACTGATGGTCCAGCTCTCCCTTGATTATATCGATCCTCTGTTCAAGGAAGTCGATGCGCTGATGGGCAACCCTTAGCCCTAAGTTTGTAGCGAATTCAACAAGCCCGATGACTCCGATGATTAAGAAAGCGAGTCCGATGAGGTAATTCATTTTTCCTCCAGTGGATTTTGTTCAGCGTCGATCAGGTTGAGGACTTCCTCGAACGCTCTGCGTTTCCATATGGATTCAGCAATTGACATCATAACCCCTTCGCTTGCCTCATCCCGCATCGCCTCGACCTTCGTGCGGAAGTCATCGATAGACGTCAAGGCTGCCCTTAAACAGCTACCAGTATCGTTTCCGTTTGGGTTTTCGAGAGCCTGTTCGATCCATTGCTTTGCTCTTTTCATAGCGTCCTCCTTAAATTCCCCCAACCCGCCCAGCGAACCGAGCGGGCTTAGGGGATCGCGTCAGTCGTGGTTATACTCGATGCACATGCTTGAAATCGATCACGGGGTCCCAACCCTCCATAGATTCAGCATGGTAATCTGTGATCCAGTCCTTTGTCTTTTTGTTAAGTTCCGCCATGCTGTCAGCGTCGATTGTCTTGATGGGATCGTCCGAGTCGGCAGGGCAGATGTCGGCTGTCCATTTGCCGTTGATTGTGTAGATAAGTACGTCGTACATTCTATCCCCTTGCGTTTAAAGTCCGCCGACTGTGGATTTACTGACAGGGGTATCTTAGCACATTGTTTTAAGCCTGTCAAGTCCGCTAACCGCTTTTCTTAGATTTCTTTTGTTTTTTCGCGTACCTATTTAATAGGTCTGGCTCCGCGCCCTCGATACATCGGAGCGTCCCGCGAGTGATTCCTTGAAACCCTTTGACAATGCGGGATATATGCGATTCGTCCAGCATTGCAGCAAGGGCAATCTCGCGCTGGCTGTATCCAAGCCCCTTTAAGCGTTTAATAATCACCATTGCAGCGTCCCGGCGTTTTTGGTTGTTGAGTTTGTTTGTGCACATGCAGAGAATATAACACACTTAAATGTTTTTTGCAATTGACATCCTTAAATTTTTCGTTTATAATCCAAGCGTACACTCAAGTCCTCCCCCACGGAATGGGCTTTGAGGCCGGGGGTGACACGGAGGTTGCCCCCGGTGAACCTTGAAAATAAAATAGAATCCTCATCAGAGGTTTCCTTGCCGACAGGGGCAAGCCACAATTAATGGGAGGTGGCCTGTCACATCTCCCCGGTGAACCTTGAAAAGTTATTGAAGTGGGCTGCCGGAAAGCTTAAACGTCACTGGCAATACTAGTCAGCCACACAAGCCTCTACCGACAGTCCTCTTGAATAACTGCGCTGTAAGGAATTCAGCCGGGGGACACCAGACGCGATTCTGATCCCCCGGCACCTGGAGGACACGATGGAAAAAATGACACTGGATGAATTACTACACCACATAAACTGCTTTGGCGAGGCGAACGAATCAAGCACGGCGAACATTATCCACGCCTTCATTAAGAAAAACCGCGACGCCCTCACCGCTGGATTGCAGAAGCCTTTGAGGTTTAAAGAAAAAAACGGGACGTGGGCTGAGGTTTTTCCCGATGGCGAATATGTCTACGACGATGGAGACGGCAATTCGGCATTGAATTATTACGATAAGCAGGCAGTGATAAACGATTGTAAGCGTCGCGGCCTGCCCTGTGAATTCATCGAATAGGAGACATCATGGACTGCAAATGGAAACCAATAAGCGAACTCCCGCCCATGAATAAAATCGTCGTTGGATTAGTGCAAGAATATGGCTCGACGATTTACATGTTATTTTCTACTCACGATATGGGTTCAGGTCGGATTGTTTTTTCGACCAGCGAAGTCACCGTGGATTTCAATCGCGACGGGGAGCGAGGGGACTTCAGTCATTGGATCACCCCTCATAAAGTCAACGCAAAACTAATAGCGTGGTGTCCAATACCAAAATTAGATACCACTGAATTCAAGCTATGACCACTGAACAAATAACCCGCCCCGGTGTACGTTGCCGCTGCGGACGGCTCCATGCGTTCTCAGATGGACGCTACGGGCTGATGCAACCGTCGGTATGCTCTGTGGGTGCTTCGGGGGCATTTACCGCCCTGAGAGTGGCGGTCCCGTCCTGTACAGGAACTTACTGGGTGCCGTGCATGAGCTGGAGTCAGTGGAAATTTTGCACAAAGGGTATTGATTATGAGCGTACATTTTTCAAGTAAAACGCCTGAATGGTCAACACCGCAAGACTTGTTCGACGAGTTGGATCGTGAATTCGGCTTCAAGCTTGACCCTTGTGCAAATCTAGAGAATCATAAATGCGAGAATTTCTATACCGTCGATAATGATGGGTTGAGTCACGATTGGCATTTATTCGGGCCGGTCTTTATGAATCCCCCATATGGTAGAGTTATCGGGAAGTGGGTAAAGAAAGCATACGAGTCAAGCTTGAATGGGGCAACAGTTGTGTGTCTGCTCCCGGCGCGAACAGATACCCGGTGGTTCCATGATTACATCTACGGGAAAGCCGAAATAAGATTCATTCGCGGTCGTTTAAAATTCGGCGGATCTAAAAACTCCGCGCCATTTCCCAGCATGATTGCCATTTTTAGGAAGCCTTAACATGAAACGACTCACAAAAAAGCAGCTCGAAACCCTGCGAACCATCAGGGATAAGCCGGACATCTCGCTACGGGAGCTATCAGAACATGAAGGACTCACGATGAAGGGAAGCTACGACCGCATCAACCAGCTCAAAAGGAAGGGCTATCTACACGACGATCATAACAAAGCCAGGTTTCTCAGGCTCACAGACAAGGGCAAGTGCGCCGTGGGCGAACCGCCACCACTGCTCGGCGTGATCGAATCGACAGGTGAAATATACGAGAGGGTGATGATATGAGCGACATCCTCAAGATAGAGACCGACCAGTACACGCTGTACAACTGCGACTGCATGGACGTGCTGGCTACGATCAAGGCTGATTGCGTGGTGACGGACCCGCCGTATGGGATGAATTGGCCATGCGATATGACACGATTTTCTGGGGGGAACCAAGATAGAAGTTTCGGAATAAAAAGGGAGCAAGTAATAAACGATGACAGACCATTTGATCCGGTACCTTGGCTAAATTTCAATGAAGTAATCTTATGGGGCTACAATCACTTCGCATCAAAATTGCCAGTGGGGACTACGCTTGTCTGGATCAAGAGGCTCGACGGCCTTTATGGAACATTCCTTAGCGATGCCGAATTAGCATGGATGAAGGGCGGTCATGGGGTCTACTGCCAGAGAGATGTATCGATGTACTCTAAATATGCTGATTCGACTAAAGATTACCCTGATAAACATCCGACAGAAAAGCCAGTCGGCATCATGGAATGGTGTATTGAGAAATGTAAATCAGATACGATATTCGATCCCTACATGGGATCGGGCACAACGGGCGTGGCGTGCGCCCGGTTAGGTCGTAAGTTCATCGGGATCGAGATTGACAAGAAATACTTTGATATTGCCGTGGAGAGAATCGACCGTGAACACGCACAGGGCAAGCTGTTTGACACCGCCGATTAAGTTTGGTAAGATATCAATGTACACCTGTCCAGGGCAAAAACCTTACGAGAAGCCCGCATCCTGGACAGGTAGCGGGTTTTCTCTTGGAGTCGGGTCGATCTAACCCCCGACCCGGCTCCAGCCAGGGGTTAGTATGAACACAGACTTCAGAATCACAACAGACGCGCTAGACCACCCGAAACTGGTAAAACTTAAACGTATGACAGGCGATGCCGGGATCATCAGCCTCATGCGGTTGTGGGGATTCACAGCCCGATACCATCCGCGCGGGGATCTGAATGATATGACCCCGGACGATATCGAGATATCGGCGAAGTGGGAAGGTCCTGCAGGTGAGTTTTTCAACGCGATCCTGAACCTGAAATTGCTCGATGAATGCTTAGGGCAGTACTCAGTGCATGACTGGGAGGAACACAATTCATACGCCTATCATGCCCCGGAACGAACAGCTAAGGCTAAGAATGCAGCAAGGATACGATGGGCATCCCAAGAGGATGCTAGTAGCAATGCTGCGGGCAATGCGGATGGCAATGCCCCTTCTCCTAATCCTAATCCTGTTCCTGATCCTTCTCCCCCTCCTAATCCCTCTCCAAAGAAAACGCGGACGAAACCTAAGACAAAACAGCCCTCAGATAACAAGACCCGACAGATCACGGACTGTTATCAAGAGCTGTACATCAAGAGGTTCAACAAGAAACCGATCTGGGGAGCAGTGGAAGGGAAACGAATTAAGCGTTTACTTACTGACTTCGACGGTGACGCTGACAGGATATGCACGGCATTTGAGAACGCATTCAAGTCAAAAGAAAAGTTCATGAGCGATAACGTGGGCTCCTTCATGACCTTGACGGCTAAGGCGGTAATCACTAAGGCCGATACTATAACGGGCGTTAAGGGGCCACGTATGGGCGGGAGGCCGTATTCTGAATGACTGGCTTAATCGAAAAGCAATTATTCGGAACTGTTGACAAGGTGGCGGATGCCATCAAATTGCTTCGCGCACTTGAACCGAATGATGGTTACTATCTCGCATTCAGCGGCGGTAAAGATTCTGTAACTATCAAGGCGCTGGCTGATATGGCGGGTGTTAAATACGATGCCCATTACAGTGTGACGACAATTGATCCGCCCGAACTCGTGAGGTTTATCAGGAATAATCACACTGATGTACACTTTGAAAAGCCGCTCCATCCATATTTTCAAGAATTCAAAACTAACGGAATGCCTTTGCGGACAACGCGATGGTGCTGTAAATTACTAAAAGAACGGGCCGGGAAGGGCAGAACCGTTTTGACTGGCGTGAGAGCAGATGAAAGCATAAAGCGGAAAGGGCGCAAGAAGGTAGAGAATTGCTTGCGTGGTAGTGGCAAGCGTTACGTTCATGTGATATTTGATTGGACCAATAACGATGTGTGGGATTTTATCAAGCAGGAAAGTTTGCCGTATTGCTCACTTTACAATGAGGGTTACAAGAGAATCGGATGCATCGCATGTCCTATGAAGTCGGCAAAATTGCGACAGCAAGAACTTGAACGCTGGCCCAAATATAAAAGAGCTTTCAGAAATGCCTGCCTGAAATATTACAATAAGGGATTGCCATCAGTAAAGAGGTGGGAGAGCGGAGAGGCAATGTGGCAATGGTGGATTAGCGATGAGTCTTTACCGCAGTTCGATGATGATGAATTGGGATTATTCGCATGAACGACACACAGCCAAAACCGCCACCGCATAACCTGGAAGCTGAACGAGCCATACTCGGATGCTGTCTGCTCGATCGTCGCGCCTTGATAACCGTGCTGTCGAACGTGAAGGCCGTGGACTTCTTCCATCCACCGCACCGGATCATATTCGAGGCGATACTGGCACTGTACGAGGCGAACGTGTCCCCGGACTACGTGTCGTTAACTCAACACTTACTTACTTTAAATAACCTTGAGGCTGCCGGTGGCGGGGAGTATATCGCTGGTTTAACTAACGTGGTCCCGAGTGTCCGGAACGCGAATCACTACGCGGAGATAGTCCGGAACGCGCACGGTTATCGCAGATTGATCCGTTTGGGCAACGAACTGCAAAAACTGGCACTAGACCCGAAGCAAATGAGCCTGACTGATATCCAGAACCACGCCCTCGATTCCCTGATGGACATAGGAGCAGCCCAGGCCAGCGACAAGGCGCATAGTATCTTCGAGACGTCCAATGCATCAGCTCATCACGCGCAGCTCGTTAGGGAGGGCGTGAGGCGCAAGCCAATAAATCTTGGTTATCAGTGCCTTAACGAGCGTGTCGGACTTGAACCGGGTAATCTGGCATTCATCGGTGGCTATACGTCAACAGGCAAAACGACACTCGCAGTGAATATAGTCAAGAGGATGGTGCTTGCAGGGGAGTCAGTTCTATTCCTGAGCATGGAAATGACAGAGCGGGAGATTGATCACAAGTTCGCATCCTGTATTACGGGACTGAGAGGCGGCGTTTTTAAATACGGTAATTTCTGGGACCCAGGGACGTATCCTGAAGAATGGCGCGTATATACTGACGCGATAGTGCAGATGGATGAAAAGCTCTGGATTAAGCATGTTGATCGTAATCCAACAGACAAGAATATCTCGCGAATCGTCAAGCAGGAAATGCTTGAACATCCACAAATCGGGCTTGTCGTGATCGATTATCTACAGCAAATCGAGTTGGATACAAATAGTTACGTGACTGAATATTTCAGAGTCAGTGAAGTTACGCGGGCAATGAAGCGGATGGTGAACGAGTGCAAGGTTGCCGGGTTGGTACTGTCGCAATTCAATCGACCGGACAGGGGGGACCCGAATCGACCACCGCGATTAACCGACATGCGCGGGTCCGGTGTCATTGAGGAAGTGGGCGGGATGCTGTTTTTAATCAACGTGATTGGAGGCAAGGGTGAGGATATTGACGGTAAGTTAGTGG